CTACCCGTTACTTTACCAGCGAAGACGTTGCTATGCGGGAGCTTATGATACCTGCACAGGCAGCAAGACACCTTATCGGTTACGGGTGCGACGAGTACGCCACAACTGACGGTTGGTTGCACTTCCGTAACGCACAGGACGTAACTTTTTCCTGTCGCACTACTGAAGAGAGTTACCCGAACCTTGATAGGTTTCTTGAGTGCAAGGGGGGGAAAGGGGAATTCCCTGAAGAGTTGGGGGAAATGCTGGACAGGGCTAACACCCTCTCGGACGGCGAAAGAGTTAACGTGGCTCTGAACGGCAGCAAGCTAACCGTCTCCACTGAGGGTGTAGCTGGTTGGTACGAGGAACCGGCAAGGGTCAAGTATACGGGTAAAGCCGTAGACTTTGATATACACCCCGATTTCCTTGTTTCCATGCTCAAGATAGGTACCAGCATCGTAATTGCCGAAGGTCGGTTGTTATTCCAGACGGATGACTTTGTACATATCGTCAAAACCTACGCACCGAAGGAGGGTTAATATGGAACTGTATGAAAAACACGTTTCCTCTAAAGGTAAGGTATCGTATACGAAATTTACTAACTTACCCGAATTGAAAGTACCTGTTGTTTCTTCCGAATACAACAACGAAGAACTTATCACATGGACATGCGCTCTTGCCACCATGCAGATCATGATACTTGAGGAGAGTTTACCAGAACATTCCTTTTTGGCTAGGACTGGCAAGGTTACAGCGGTTAGGGTTGCTTTGTTGGATCTCTACAAGGGTTTGGGTAAGCCGCTCAACAGCGAACTCGTTGACTACATTACTGACACATGGAACCTTGCCATAAAACTTGCAATGATGGGACTGATAAAACAGCACGAATCTCAGAAAGAGGGGGTTTAAATATGTGTAAAACACCATGCAATGTCGAAAATTGTAAAGATGGGGATCGTTCGTGTTTAGAGTGCGTCAATGCGAACTTACCTCTCCATGAGGGTGATTGTGCAATTTGTTCAGGTTTGGTAGGTGTTGGTCCGTTCATTTGTAAATTCGTCAGAAAGGAAGCTTGATATGAGTAATGAGGGTTTTTTCTCTTCCGTGGAACTAAAGAAGTGCATCCCCTTACCACCGCGTCCACAAGTCAAATTCCCTTTACCTGAACCTAAGAAGGAGGTCAAAGCTAGCCCCGTAGACCAGCACTCCATTCTTTTTATGGACATAGAATGTTATATCAATTACTTTTTGGTCAAGTTCCTGAGACTCAGTGACGGTAAGTTTTACAGCTTTGAAAGAACTGAGCATCAAGAACTTGACTATGACGGAATTGAGCAACTTCTGGATGACTACGAAATAGTCACATTTAACGGGGTTAAGTTCGACATACCTATGTTGAGGTTATCTTTGGAAGGAGCGACCTGTAATGAGCTAAAACGGGCCGCAAACAGCCTAATCGTGGGAGGGTTGACACCGTACAACTTCGCTAAGGAATACGAGCTACCGGATTTTGAGGTTAGTCACATAGACCTTATCGAATTGTTACCGGGGATCGTCTCCCTGAAGATTTACGGTGGACGGTTGCATTGTGAGAAAATGCAGGATCTCCCCATTGAGGAGAACGCTACTTTAACTGACAGTGATATGGATGACATTGATCTGTATTGCGGTAACGACCTTGACGTTACCAAACTCATTTACAAGAAGTTATTACCTCAAATAGAACTGCGCCGGTCAATGTCCAAAAGGTACAAGCTTGACTTGTTATCGAAGTCAGATGCTCAAATAGCCGAGGAGGTTCTAAAGTCAGAAATCACCAAAACCAAGGGCGTTAAATTGGAGCGGCCCGAAGTTGTTAGCGGCACGTTCAATTACAAAGCCCCTCATTTCATCAACTTCACCAATCCCAAACTGAACGCAGCTTTAAAGATAGTAGAGACTGAACCTTTCACCATAGGCTCTAACGGTAGAATCACCATGCCGGAAGAGTTACGCAAGCTGAAAATAAACATCGGTAGGTCAACCTATCAAATGGGTATGGGGGGTTTACACTCAACCGAGAAGAAAGCCTTTCACATTAGCGACGATAAGTTTTCCATTTATGATTGGGACGTTGCCAGTTACTACCCCGCCATTATATTGGGTTGCGGTCTTTACCCCAAGAACGTGGGTAAGGAATTCCTACAAGTCTACCGCGACATTGTTAACGAAAGGTTGAATGCTAAACGTTCAGGGGATAAGATTAAAGCCGACTCACTTAAGATTACTATCAATGGAACGTTCGGAAAGCTGGCATCGCCTTACTCGGTGTTATACGCACCGGAGCTAATGGTACAGGTCACAGTAACGGGTCAGTTAGCGTTGCTCATGCTCATCGATATGATGGAGAGTAGGGGATTCTCTGTTGTCTCAGCCAACACGGACGGTATTGTAATCAAATGTCCTAAAGGTGAAGAACGTAAGATGCACTCTGTCATCAACCTTTGGAGCAAGACTACCGGCTTTGAAATGGAGTCGGCACAATACGCGGGTTTATATTCGCGTGACGTGAATAACTACATTGCCATCAAGACGGACGGAGAGGTTAAGTACAAGGGTTGTTTCGCACCGGCAGGAATCGCTAAGAACCCTGAGAACGAAATCTGTACCATTGCTCTGGTTGAATACCTGAAGTACGGCATTCCCTTTGAAAAGACCATACGTAACTGCGCCGACATTACCAAGTTCATAACGGTTAGATCGGTAAACGGGGGTGCTGTCAAGAACGGTCAATACCTTGGCAAAGCTATCAGGTGGTATCACAACATAGACAGTACAGTAGAGAAAGTAACTTCAAGGATAACAGGTGACGCTGTTGGTATCAGGTATAAGACTAACGGCAATCTCGTTCCAATGACAGAGGGTGTAAGGCCCATCATGGACTTGAGCGTTCCTTTCCCACAAGATGTTGATTATGACTGGTACATTGGGAAGTGCAGGGAACTATTCTAAAGGAGATATTGAAATGACTTTCAGAAAATCGTGCGGTGACACTATCAGACAGCTTCAAAAGAAGTATGACGAAAAAGACAAGGCGAACCGGAAGATGATTTCTTACCTTTCGGAACTGTTGGAGAACGACAAGATCACCAACGACTACGATAAAGATTTTATTCGTAGCGTAGAGGCGAGAATAAACCAAGACATACCCTTGAGTGAGAAACAACAGGCGCACTTAGACAAGTGTTACCATGATAGGTACTAAACATGACAGACATTGACGTTAGGGCGGAAATGCAAAAGGTTGTATCGGGGGAACTAGCTTATGTTGACCTTGCTGCACTGGCTAAAAGTTCTGATTACGCCAAAATGCGTTTGGTTGACATTGCCAAGGAATTAGGCTTAGTGGTACACCCCGACCTACCCCAACACAAATACCGTGCAACATTACCCGTAGGTAGAACACCACATCAAATACACACAAGTCAAAGGTACAGGAGGATTGAAGAAAATGAGTATGTGTAAAAAACACGGCGAGTATTTTAGTGAGGAATGCCCTAAGTGTTTCCTCGAAAAACAACTGTCAGTTAATTCATATCTGAAACGTATAGGCGACTCTCTAAGTCGTGTCGGTAAACAAGAATCTCCCGAACTGGCAGAACTTAGAAAAAAGCTCAACTTCAACGAAAGCGGTTCAAAGTATTTGCGTGACATACCCTGCACCATTGAGGGTAAGATAGACGTTTACGCAGTACTTGACGCTTTCAACGTAACATGCCCTGCAAGACAACATGCCGTGAAAAAGCTGCTCTGTTCCGGTATACGCGGTAAAGGTGACGTGTTGCAAGACCTGAAAGAAGCAGGAGACGCTATCACTCGCGCCATTCAGATGGAAGAATCCCGTAGCAAAGGAGAAGAGTAAATGCCTTTAGCAAAAGACTATCGACCACGTAACCTTCAGGAGTTTGAGGGTAATCAGGCTCTCAAAGCCGCTCTTGAATCCAAGCTGAAACAACCGGCCAACAAGCGCCCTCACGTCTATATGTTCACCGGCCCCAAGGGTTGCGGTAAAACAACACTCGCCCGTATCGTTGCGGAAGCTTTGGAGTGTTCCGAGTTTGAGTTTAACGAGATCGACGCTTCAGATGATAGCGGCGGTGTTGCGGCTATCCGTGAACTCAAAAGGACCGTGCGCCATATGCCGATGGAGGGCAAGGTGAGGGTGTGGTTTATCGATGAGTGTCATAAGCTCACCAAACCAGCACAGGAAGCACTCTTGAAGATGTTGGAGGAACCACCGTCTTACGCATATTTCATCTTGGCTACCACCGACCCCCAATTGCTGAAACCTACCCTGAAGGACCGTTGCGTAACCTTTGAGGTCAAACCCCTCACTGATAAAGAAATGTTCGTACTTCTTGACGAGGTTGTTGAAACCGAAGACAAGAACGTACCGGACGATGTTCTGAAACAGATAGTTAAAGCTTCCAACGGACACCCCCGCGCAGCTTTGCAAATCCTTGAAAGAATCATTGATTTACCCCCCAAGGAAATGAAAGCAGCGGCAGAACAGACAGAAGAGAATGAAGTACAAATCAAGGAACTCATAACGGCGCTCATAAACCGTCATAAATGGCCTGTAGTAGCAAAACTCATACAAGGTATAGCCGAGGAGCCGGAGACGGTTAGAAGGGCGCTATTGGGTTACATGAGTGCTATTTTGTTAAGCGGTAAGGATTCAAAACAAGCAGCTCTCATAATTGAGTGTTTCAAAGATAATTTTTATGACAGCGGCAAGGCCGGTTTGGTCGCTGCTTGTTATGAGTGCGTTTTATGAGATTTACCAGTGGGGATGGTTATGGAATAAACACACGCTTCAAAACAAAGTATGACAATGACTATGAGATTGATTCAGGAATCATAACTGTGAGATGGATCAATAAGAAAGGTGTTGTCTTTTTGATAAAAATGGACGAAGACGACGAGTATTTGTTGAAACAAGGAATTGTTCGTGTTGACAATGGTGGATATGTGATGTTCAAAGTCAAAACCGTACCTAAACAAAAAGTGCAAAAACTTTCAAGAGTTGTGATGAATGCGCCTGACGGTTTATTAGTGGATCATATACATCATGATAAATTAGACAACAGAAAGACACAATTGCGGATAGTTACCAACGCAGAAAACAGTCAAAATAAAATAGGAGCTATGCCTCATAGCAAGTCAGGTATTCGTGGTGTTTGTTGGAACAAACAACAGCAAAAGTGGACAGGTGCTGTTAGTATCTTAGGAAAACAACACCATATGGGTTACTTCTTGACAGCAGCAGAGGCAGAAAAAGCTTGTATTTCTTTCAGAGCGAAGCATATGCCTTTCTCACAAGACGCTATTACTCAAAGGAGGTCTAAAAGAACAACAAAATAAAATTTTCTTTTGTGTCTTTTGTGTCATTTTCTTGTTGCAATGTGTTTTTCTTTAGCTTATAACGGTTCACGCATTGCAGCACAACCAAATAAGGAGACTCATAAACATGCGGCTCACTCAAGGTATGAAGGATGCTATCAAAAGTTCGGTAATCAAAAAGAAGTTCAATCCGCTATATGCTGCACTGAAAGAAAAAGAAATAAGCTTTGGTTTGGAAGTTTACAAAACCATCCCCCACATTGAAAAAGTTGATAATGTTCCAGGAGAGTGGCTGGACAGTAAAACAGAACTCTCTGTCACTTTCGATGGATGGTCAAAAAGAGTGTATTTCGGAAAAGCTTTAAAAGTTCCATATCACACAAGACTCTACTTCTCTCAAGAGAGTGAAGAATACAAGAAGCATCATGCTTTAGCGCATGAGCGCGGCGTACTTGACGAGTTTAAAAATGAGGTGGAGTCTGAGATTAACAAAGTGTTGTCGGCTTGCACTACAGACAAGAAGTTGTCGGAACTGTGGCCGGAGGCGATGGAACATTTACCAAACGCCGCACAATCTCTTCTTCCGGCGATTATCAATATTGACAAACTTAAATCACTCTTAGCTTAAAGGAGAAGTTGAATGGGCTTGCAAATCCCTTTTGTTGTCGGTGAAAAACGCTCTACATTACCAGTGGCGACAAGTCTTACGAAATCAGCGAATACCGTTCTATCAGAAATCCCAAGACGCAGGAAATGGAGGACACGCTTTGTCCTACCAAGTGGTACGGGAGTTTGGATGGTGTTTTAAGCGCAGCGTTGAACATGCAGATAAGAGCATCGGACGCAACCAACTTCAAGGAACTCAAGGAGGTAATCAAAGACTGTACTGAAAAGCTGTTCAGTGATTACGAGATCAAGCCCAAACAACCTCAACAAGAACAACAACAATCCACTACAAGGAGGCGTAGAACTTGAGCGAAGAGGTAAGACGAAGACGGCGGGGAACACCTGTTGAAGAGGCACCACCGCCTGTTGAAGAGGCTCCCAAAAGAGTCAGAACCAGAACACCCCAAACGCAAACGCCGGATCTACCGGCAAGCGAAGAAGGGGAATTCGATTACGACGCAGATTTAACTATCAACCCTTTCTTTCTTGACGCTGAGTTTCTGAATCATGCCCGACTTGCAATGAAGTACAACGCGGAAGCATCAAGGGCAAACAAAGCGGCAATGGAAGCGGAGGAAAAGGTAAAGACGAAACGTAGTGAGTTGGTGAAGCTTGCCAACGAAGATCCAACGGTTATGGGTAAGGATATCAAACCCACTGCACCGAACGTTGAAGCTTTCTACCGGATGCACCCCGAATACAAGAAGATCAAGCAGGACTGGATTGAGGCGGTTTACTACGCAGACCTCATGCGGGGTGCAGTAGCTCAGTTTGCGGCTAGGAAATGCGCGATTGAGGGGGAAATCAAGCTGTTTGGCATGAATTACTTTGCCAACCCGCAGGAACCAAGGGATTTACCGGAAGCGGTTAAACGTCTGGAAGAACTCAAAAGCAAGAACACGCAACAGACTATCAAAGAGCGCCTTAACAGGTAGCAACCACACCAACCAAAAGGAGAAGTAGACGACATGGCAAAGAACGAGAGCATTGGTATCAAAGAACTGGCAAAACTCGTTGCGGACAGGACCAACTGGAGTCAGGCGGATTCCAAAGCAGCTATCGACGCGATCACCGGCGCGATCATCGAAACCTGCAAAGAGGGCAAAGACGTGAAGCTTGTCGGCTTCGCTACCTTCAGCAACGTGTTCAAACCGGCGCATGACGCACGTAACCCCGCAACCGGCGAAACCGTCAAGGTTGCCGACAAAAACGTGTTCACTGCCAAGGCAGCTAAAGGCGTGGACATGACCCCGCCGAAACCGGCAGCAAAAGGCCGCAGGAACCGCTAACATTCCGGTAGGTGTTCCGAGAATACAAAAGGTAATGGAAAGCCGGGAACTTGAGAGGTTGGCCTACCTACCGGATAAACTAAACATCAACGATCAAAACAAGAGGGGGTTAAAATGCCTAAGTTTGGATACAACATCAACAAGAACGAGAAAAACGAGGAGGGTAGAGTTTACCGCAACCTCAATGAATACGGCACTGTGGAAGCGGAAGGGTTGGAGGGAGCAATCGAAAAAGCTCTCGTCTCGTTCAACACCTTACCGGGGGAATTTGCCGGTATTTCCATCTACGTCGTAAATGAGGAAGATCTCGCCGTAGTGCGGGCATAACATCAACACCAACGACAAAACAAGGAGAATTGAAATACATGGCAAAACGACCAAGCATGAGGGATAGGGTAAAAGAAGCAGCGGCTAAACAGGCTTCCGGCGGCGCAGCGTATATCAAGTTGCCGGACGGAGCCAAAGCCAAGTTCTTCCAGCCGAAAGCGCAGGAATACGAACTGGACTTCCTCCCCTACGAAGTCACCATCAAGAATCACCCCGAAGGTCTGAACCCCGGCGATTTGTGGTACAAGAGGGATATCAAGGTTCACTACAACATCGGCGCAGAGGAGAAGTCCTACATCTGCCCCCGTACCATCGGCCTCCCTTGCCCCATTTGCGAGGCTCACAAGGTACTGGCAAAAGACCCCTCTGCCACCGAGGAAGAAGTAAAGGCTCTGCAACCCAAGGACCGCACCATCTTTCAGGTGATAGACCTGAGCGACGAATCGGGAACCGTTCAGCTTTTCGAGTACAGCCACCACCTGTTCAACAAGAAGCTTTTGCTTGAGATCAACAAGACCGAGAACGGCGCAGGAAGCACACGTCGCCGTAAGACGGTTCATGCAGGTTTCGCGGATCTGGACGAGGGACAAACCCTTATCGCATCCTTCCAAGAGAAGTCGATGGGCAAGAACAAGTTCTACGAGTGCGACCGCATCGATGCTGATGACAGGGACGCTTACGGTGAGGAGATTCTGGACGAAGTTCTGGACCTCGATAGCATCATCGAAATCCTCCCTTACGACAAGCTGGAAGCAATCTTCCTTGCTATCGCAGGAGCCGATAAAGAGGACAAGGAAGAGAAACCCGCAGGGCGCAGAGGACGCGCAGCGAAGGAAGAAGAACCTGAACCGGAGAAAGAAGAAAAACCGGCAAGGCGTGGCCGTGGTGCGGCTAAGGAAGAGGAGCCGGAACCCGCCAAAGAAGAAACCGGACGGCGCAGACGTGGTGCTGCTGAACCTGAACCCAAAGAGGAAGAGAAACCCGCAGGACGTAGGGGTCGCGGAGCCGCCAAGGAGGAGCCGAAAGAAGAGGAACCGGCACCTTCCGGCAGACGTACACGCGGAGCGGCCAAGGAAGAAAACCCTTGCCCCCACAAGCTGAAATTCGGTGAGGATCACGAAACGCAGGATTGCTGCATCGACACTTGCCCCGAAGAAGTTTGGGAGAAGTGCAAAGCGGCAAGCGAAGCCTAACACCTTCCACTTAACATCCAACGTCTCACAAGGCGGGTTAGCGATTGATATCCTGACCCGCCTTATTTCATTTATGAGGTAACTATGGAGGTACCCCGAACAAACGCACCGCCTACGATATCAATCAAACGTGCAGTCGAGATTGCTGAACAGGAATTCGGCATAACGGTAAGGCACAAGAAGATGATTGAGTGGGTAGAGTTGCACGACTGTTGCTATCAACCCGGAGGGGTAGGTGGTAAAATCTACGTAGTGGAAGAGTTATTCAGGAGGATTTTTAATGGCAAGAACGTCAAACAAACCCAAAGCAGCAAGCAAACCCCCATTGAAGGAACAGATAATAGCGAGGTCAAGAAAGCCGGTAGAGGTCGCAAAAGAAGATAAAAAGGCACCGCTTGACTCTGAGCATTTCGTTTCTTCAGGGTCTACCTTGCTCAACCTTGCCTTGACCGGACACCCTGATTTTGGCTGGCAATTGGGGAAGATGGCTAACATCATAGGTGACTCAGGCGCAGGTAAGACACAGCTTGCTTTGACCTCCTTTGCCGAAGCTTCCTATAACCCCGATCATAAGAACATGCGTCTGATATACGATGACGCAGAGAACGCTTTGGAGTTTGACCTTGGCGATGTTTTCGGAAAACAGACTGAAAAGAGGGTTGAAGTGTTGGACCCGCCGAGTGACAACATCGAACAGTTCAGCGACAATCTTGCCCTTACCATTCGTGAAAAGGTACCGTTCATTTACGTGCTTGATTCTTTTGACGCTATCGGTTCTGAAGCTGACACGGAACACATAGAGTCTGAGCGCAAGATACGTCTCGGTGAAAGCAAGAAGGAAAGCAAGGGTAGCTACGGTATGGCTAAACCCAAGCTTGCCAGTCAGTTGTTACGGGAAGAGTGCGGCAAGCTGAAACGCACCAAAGGTGCATTGCTGATAGTAAGTCAAACCCGCGACAATCTTACCCCCGGCTCTTTTGAAAAGAAAACCCGTAGTGGTGGAAGGGCGTTGAAGTTTTACGCCACTCACGAAGTATGGGTTATTCTCACAGGTCAGATAACGCACCCTAAAACAAAGCTTCGCATCGGTGCTGAGTGTGACGTAAGGGTGACAAAGAACAAGGTTACAGGTAAGAGGCGTACCGTTTCCTTTAACGTGTATGACGGTTACGGTGTGGATGATATCGGTTCAATGATTGACTTCATGCTGGACATGGATGCATGGACAGGGGGCGGTAAAACGAGCATTGATACCAAGGGTGATTTGAGGCTTAAAGAGCCTATTTCCCGCGCCAAGTTGATCGATCTGTTGGAAACCGAAGAGGACCGGTTAGCAGACCTGAAAGAGCTTGTTGCTGAAGAATGGCACTTACGGGAGAAAGAAGTACAACCGGACCGGAAGAAACGGTATGAGTAGAACCACCGGTAAGAAAACAGAAACCGTAACGGGACGGGTCTTTTTAGGTTTGGACCTGTCCCTTACCTCTTCAGGCGTGGTGTTCCTTGACGATAAAGGAACTGTCAAGTATGCCAAAACAATCAAAGTAAAATCAAAGGGCGCTGAAAGACTCTTTGAGATTTACGAGATAGTAAGAAGTTGCTGTATGAAACTGAAACCTCAACTTGTCTGTATAGAAGGTTATGCAATGGGGTCTAAGTACGGACGTGAAGCAGCGGGGGAGTTAGGGGGTGTTATCAGGATGCTCCTTTACTCCCTCAACATTCCATTCTATATCGTGCAACCCACTTCACTTAAGCTGTTCGTACTCGGTAAGGGTGTAGGGGAGAAAGATCAGATTCAAATGCACGTTTATAAGAATTGGGGTTTTGAGGCTCCCGACAATGACACGGCAGATGCCTTTTCGCTCTCGAAAATAGCCCATGCGGTTCATGATTTACTTTCGGGTAGACCAATGGTGCTTTGGAGCAAGGAACAGCTTAAAACGGCGAAATTGGTAGCTGAATCGAAAGAAGAGAAGCTTGAGAAGAAACGCACCCTAAGACAAGCCAAGGAAGACAGGCGCAGGAAGAAAGAAGAAAAATACATGTAAAGGAGGCGATGTGAAGAAAGCAGCAATTGCAATAGACGATTGGAAGTTGCCTATTTTCAAGCAGCGGTTAACCGAAGCCGGATACTCTTTCAAACAGGGTCCGGGGTTGACAAAGAACACGCTTATGCTCACAGTAGATACCAATAACGTTGCTGCGCTGGGGGCGGTAGTGCAGGCAGCAAACAACGAAGCAGCTTTAAGCAAAGCATAACATAAAAGGAGCCGTACACATGGTAAAAGCCCCGATGAAAGCCCCGACTATTGGGTTAACTGATACAGACCTTGACAACCTACTATACCCTGTGTACGGCTCCCCCAAGTTTGACGGTTTTAGATGCCTTACTGACAATAAAGCATACACTTCCAGTCTAAAACTTATCCAAAACCAATTCATTCAGAAAATCCTTTCAAAACCGGAATACGCAGGACTTGACGGTGAAATAGTAATAGGTGATCCCACAAGCCCCGATGCGTTCAATAACACCACTGGACCTGTAAGACGCGCAGACGGTAAACCCGATTTCAGATACTATGTCTTCGATACCTTCAGAAACACCAATTTGAATTACGAAGATCGTTTAGTAAACCTTATCATGAGATACGCACAACTTCCCTTTGTGGTAGTTGTAGAACAAACCGTTATCAAGAACGCAAAAAAAGCAAGAGATTACATTGCATGGTGCTTGGAACAAGGTTATGAAGGTGCGATGTTGCGTAGTCTTCGCGCCCCCTATAAAGAGGGGAGGGCTACCGCTAGGGAAGCTTACATTTTCAAAGTCAAACCTTTTGATGATGACGAAGCCGAGATAGTAGGTTTCGTAGAACAACAAGAGAACCTAAACGAGAAAACAACTAATGAACTTGGGCGCAGTACCCGTTCAAGTCACAAGGATAATAAGCGCGGCAAAGATACGTTGGGTAAACTGATACTGCGCACCAAGAACAAGAAATTAGCTTGGTACGGAAAAGATATAACATGCGGTTGCGGTAGAATGACACATGCTCAAGCTCAAGAGATTTGGGATAACAAAAAGAAATACCTTAGCTGCATTGGGACGTACAAGTATCAAACGGTAGGTTCAATAGACATGCCGCGCTTACCCATTTGGAAAGGCTTTAGAGACAAAAATGATATGACGAACTACTAAGGAGGAGTTGTGAACGAGCATATAACACAGATACACATTCGTAACTTCCAAAGCCACCGCGACACCCTTATAAGGCTGAAACCGGGGGTTAATGCTATCGTGGGTTTGTCGGACGCCGGGAAATCTGCCGTACTCAGGGCCACCGGACTTGTGCTCGCGAATAGCGGCCTGGATCAATCTCGTTGGGGCGGGGTGACAGACGTTGAAGTTACCTTTGCGGACGGTAACGTAGTAAGCAGAACAGCCGACCCGAAAAACAAATACTACCTGCTGAACGACGATGTTGATAACGTCTATGAGAATGTGGTCAAGGACGGTATGCCTACCGACATTGCCGAAGTCATTAACATGGACGAAATCAATATCAGCCGTCAAATGGACCTTCCATTCCTTCTCGGGGAAACGGCGGGGCAGGTAGCCAAGACTCTGAACAAATGCTGTAATCTGGAAATCATAGATACAACTATCAAAGCAATAAAGGGAACAGCCTCACGTAACAAAGATGATATCAACGTAGCTACCGCGCAGTTATCGGAACTGGAAGAACAGAAAGCTTCTTTCGCTTTTCTTAAACAGATGGAGGAGGACGTAAATGAATATGAACTTTTGGTACAAAGTAGTGATCGGCTTGAACGTGACATGTTATCTCTCGATTCTCTTCTGTTGCTTCTTGGAACACAGAAGGAAGAAGAAAGAGAACTTTCCACCCTTCTCCAATCGGAAGCTGATATCAACGAAGCGTTTGCCAAAATCGAGACTCAAAAAGTCTTATCACAGGAGATTTTCTCACTCACAGGAATAATAGCTGCAATAGAGCGTGATCTATCAGAATTACAAGCTCTGAATTCGCTCTTAGAGGCTGAAATGCAACTGAACGAAGCCCTTTCCTTGCTTGAAGAGGTTGAACCGCTAAATAGTGCCATTTCGGGCCTTAATCAGCTACTCATGGCTATTGAGGGTGACGAAGACGATGCGGCACAGATTATGGACCTGTTACAAGCGGAACCTCTGGTAAATGACGCCCTGAAATTGATCGAACAACGGGAGGTAATTCAAAAAGAGGGGCAAGGGTTGTTGAACCTGATAACAGCGATTGAAAAACAACAAAAGCAAAAAGCGAGTCTGGAAGAACAGATCACAGATAGAGAAATCGAATTCAACAAAGCCATGCCGGATACGTGTCCGTTATGCGGGGAGAGGCCATGAAAAGAGTTGATGCTATCCTGTGTGCCGATTTACACATAAGAGAAGATTCGCCCGTATGCCGTACTGATAACTTCTTTGAAGCACAGACACGGAAGCTTGAATTTATTTCAAAGCTACAAAAGAAATACGATTGTCCGGTGCTTTGCGCGGGAGACGTTTTCGACAAATGGAAAAATTCCCCCTTCTTGCTTTCTTATGCTATACGTAACCTCCCCGACAACATGATTGCCGTGGCTGGAAACCATGACCTTGCTTCGCACAGTATGGAGAACTTACACCGAAGCAGCATAGACGTGTTAGCCGCTGCTGGTAAGCTCAGACTTCTTAACGACGAGGACGATATTGATTGTGGTTCTTTCGTTGTGTGTGGGTTTCCGTGGGGATCTGAACTGGAAGGGATCGATTCAGACTTTATTCACGAGTCGGGTCAAAAGACAGTTGCGCTAATGCACTACTTAGTTTATCAGAATGAACCACCATTCCCCGGTGCTGAGAAGCATGGGGGTAACGCTAAAACTATTCTGAGGAAGATGAAGGGGTTTGATTTGATAGTAAGTGGTGACTGTCATCAAACTTGCGTTGAGCGTGTAGGTAACAGAGCTTTGGTGAATTCGGGAAGTCTTATGCGGACTACCGCAGCGCAGGTTGATTATGTACCACAAGTGTTTCTTTGGAATGCCGCAACCAATGAAATAGAAGGTGTGAATCTTCCGTGCGAAAGTAATGTTGTCAGTAGGGAACACATAGAGATTAAGAAGCAACGGGACGATAGGATAGAATCCTTTGTCTCCAATCTCAAACAAAATGTCGAGGTCGGGCTTTCGTTCAGTGATAACATTTCTAAAAGAATAGCAGCAGACAACATAAGTAAACCTGTTCAGAAGTTAATCTATACAGCTATGGGGGTTTGACATGGAACAGAAAAAAGTTACAGCTAAAGGTGTCATGGGATACGCATACGCAAAAGACCTTGAAGAAGCAATGTTGATTGGGTTGAATTGGGAGTATCCTGAAATTACCTTTGACGGTAAGGATTACGTTCTGTTTGACGGCAAATACAGGGAGGTTGTCCAGAATGCCAAAAGCTGAAACCAAGTTTGATATCAAGATGGAGGACAAGTCTTTTACAAAGTATTGGTGTGAGGGTCCAAGTATTCTTTACGTTATGGACGGTGTTGAAGCAATCATTACCGCACCGAACGTCAAGGAACTTGGTATCATTTGGCGCAAGCTTACCGGCAGTGATTTACCTGAACGTGACGTTATCATTATGGTTCTTGGCTCCCGTAAGAACGTAAAAGCTACGGAAGTCGAGCCCGCACAAACGGGTAACTTTAGTTTGGTGTGGGTTTATCACGACCCGTCAGACTGCGTGTTTGTGGACATACGCGCTAAGGTGGATGGTGTTGATCTTAAAGAAATAGGACCGGCTGTAACCTTCACTACCTTAGAAGCTAAAAAGGCTTTGATGTTAAAAGGTTGGAGTAGAGAAGACGTAAGAGAAGTAGAAATAAGGGAGGGTTACGATGAAATCCCGTTCTGATGAAAAGAAAAGTCTTTGTCTTACCTGTACCAACCACTGTCTGTTTAAGAAAGAGAACATTGCTGACAATACAAACATTCAAAAGTGTGATGCTTATATCAAAGGAGAATAAAAACATGGCGACTGCAACCGAAAGACTTTTAAAGATGAAAGACGAGTTATCAAAATGCAAAATAGACAAGGCTGAAATCGACGGTGCTATCAAGCAGAACATGGAGCGTCTGAAAACGGAATTCTCTTGCGGTTCTTTGGAGAGGGGTAAAAGTAAACTCAATCTCCTGAAGGAAAAGAAAACCAAGCTTGACGAACAGATCGAGGACGCAGTTAACAAACTGGAAAACTCTTATGTCTGGTAGAAACTATCGACAAATTCTCGAAAGACGTAAGGGACAACTAGAACAGTGTGAAGGTATGATAACCAACACACTGAACAACCTCAACCGGTTACAAACAGAACAACACGAAATCGAACAGGCACAAGCTGTTATCATGGAAACGGCGCAACAAACCCAACAGCAATTAGAGTTTCACATAAGCAACCTTGTGTCACTTGCACAAGCAGCAGTGTTTGACGATCCTTACACCTGTCAGATAGAGTTTGTGCAACGCCGCAACCAAACGGAGTGCGATATCTCTCTGGTAAGAAACGGCGCTAAGGTAGAAGATCCGTTGAACGGTGCGGGAGGGGGTGCTTGCGACGTGGCGGGGTTTGGCTTGAGGGTTGCCCTTTGGAGCCTGAAACGACCCCATACGAGGCCGATCTTAGTATTGGACGAACCTATGCGTCACCTTAAAGGGAAGGAGGCTAATATAAGGGCTATTCAAATGATTAAGCAGGTAGCCGACAAGTTAGGTCTTCAAATCATCATGGTTGCGGACGAGCGTGTACCCTTATCTGAAATTGAACAAGGTGCGGATAATGTTATCACAATAGGAATTAAAGGAGGTGTTAGTTATGTCGTATGAAACAGACAAGCAGGAATATTTTGAAAAGGTTGGTGCGAGGAGCTTACCTTTCGTGTTAAGAAAACTCGCTGATCAACAAGACCGCCGCGACCCTGAATTTGGTAGGGATTGGGAAGTTTTGCGCTACATTGCCGATTACATCGAAGATCAACAAACACAAATCACTGGTAAAATTGACCTTAAACTTGACGAGATGTTGGAGAAAATGACGAACGGGGAAGAATTGAAGGATTTTGTAACTTGTGAGGGGGTTGTTCAGTTCGCAAGGATACACAGCAAAGCGGTTATGCCCCACTTCGCACATAAAGGGGATTCGGGGTTTGACCTCTACACGTTGGACACGGTTATTTTAGGTGCAGGGGAAAGACGCATACTCCCCACCGGCTTAAAGGTTTGTCTGCCTGAAGGGTTTGAGATTCAAATAAGACCCCGTAGCGGTATATCAGCTAAAACACCCCTTACGGTTTTGTTGGGAACTGTAGACAGTGGTTACAGGGGGGAGATAGGGGTTATAGTTCACAACACTTCCAAAGGGGAATATGTTATCAAGGAGGGGGAACGAATAGCACAGGGGGTTGTTATGCGTGTTCCGCATGTAGTGTTTATGGAAATAGCAGAGAAGGATTTACCCCCTAGTTCCAGAGGTACCAATGGTTTCGGGAGTACCGGTAAGTAAAAGAAAAGCCCTTCTACCGTAACTTTGATAGAAGGGCTTTTCCACGTCCTTTATTCTTCGATTTCCAGAAAGAAACCTATGGTGGCCGCTGCTGCGTTGGAGTTGGATAGTGCCAACAGGTACGTTGTGGAAGGTTTGAGAATCCACTCACCGTGCATCTTCAACTCATTTGCTGCGACAGGTACAAGGATACCCTCAAGTGTTATCGCGTCCGGTCCACCGTCCACCGTTACGTCAGGATAGGATTTCACGATTGTACCAGCAGTACCCGACAGGGAACGTTGCTTGTTACGTAACGGGAGGGTTGATTCAGCAGCATCGGTATATGTGTAGTTTTCCAACAGTGAGATTGACACCGTGGGTTTGTCACTGGAAAACACAGGTGCTTTGAGTGTTACCGGTTTACCTGCTGGGGTGATTATCTTCAACGCACCTACTTTGGCTGTTTGTATGGCAATGTTGCCAGATAGGATAAATGTTTCTTTCACTGTTTCTACTCCTTTTGTTTAGGGTTGTGTTACTACCGGCTTACCGTCTACGATTCCGTCAACCTTCTCTCTCGCCCACCATCCACCTACCCTAACCCCCGCCCACATAATCCACCTTCTCCATGCAGGTTGTTTTTCAGCTTTCATAGCATCGTCAAAGATCCAGTCACAACGCTTTCTACTGATGTTGGTCATACGATACAGATAGTCATGGATGACAGCCGCTTCATGTACCTTGTTACCACACAAGGCGTACATGATTGGAAGGAAGCGGGGAACTGAAGCAAAGTCGGTTACGAAACCCGCAGGGACATTGATAACTTGACCGTCACTTGTCCTATAAGCAAAATCAGCGTTCAGCTTATGATCGTCATGACCTACCGGAGTTGTGTCAAGTTCACTCAGAAACACACCTTTGTTACTCATGCGGTAGCCTCCATTGCAGATTTAATTTCAGTAACTTCTTTTTCGTCAAGTCTTCCGTCTTTAGCAGCGGCTCTTACCATTGCTATGATATTGGGAGGTTGGCCGTCCCGATTCAACCAACCCGTCAAAAACTGTATCTGTGACGGTGTGTTATGTGCAACGTCAAGTCTGTGTGCGCCAGCAATATCAGAAGCTCTTGAAATGAACAGTATGGGTTTCATACCGTTGATTGCTGCAATACTCTTAGGTCCGATAGCACCGTCTGGCGTAACCTTTGCTGCAAGCTGCGCCCACTTTGCACCACGACCCCCGGCGTTAACTACGTGATCGTAAATCCAGTTTGCTACCACTTGACTGTCTAACTCTGAGAGTCGGTAAGCGTCCCAAAAGTTGACCTTGTAGAACGATTTGACTAGCTCTTGTAGCGCCGGTATTGCCTGTAGGCGGGCATTAACCACCTTGACCCATACCTTGTACGCCTTAGTGCCGTAAGGCGGCTGTATGGCTAATCCTGCGAGGCAATTACGAACATAGCGCCAACCTTCCCACTTAGGATGAAAGCTAGAGGCAATTCCACGGTAGGTCATTTTACCAATGTCGTGAGGGTTATTGGCAAACAGACCCTCATTCCCGTTGGTGATACTAAATGCCGGTTCAAACTTTGCACTCATTCACACCCCCTTATTCGTCCACATGACTTTTGTGGATCGCCTCATGTTGACCTATCAGATTGGAAAGCCGCTTGTCCAGTCGTCCGATGTGTGACCACATACTTGTTGTCGTTGCTTCAAACTTTGTCGTTGATTCTTTGATTGTTTCACTCAGCTTGTCGATTGATGCTTCAATCCTGTTTACCATTTCTGACTGTTGTTGTGCTTTGATGTTAGTATTCTGCCGCCACAAATAACCAATGATGCTGAATAACACTGTGAGAACTGAAAGATCACCCCACTTAATACCACTACCGACAGAACCTAAATCCATGTACGCCTACCTCCTCTGGTTTTGGAATGTGTGCTTCTAGTCTATGTAAACAACACCCTGCGCTGTCATTATTCTGGTACGTCCTGTTGTACGTTTTGCTAGTTGAATAACCACACCGTCAGAACATTTGATACGCACCCCACCACCGGAAGAAGCGTACATGCGCACTTGATTAGCTGAAATGGGAGGAAGCTCTACGGGTTCCGCTACCGTTACTGTAACTGCGTTGGAAACTACAGGTGTTATGTCTCCCGTAAGTGCTGTGATTCTCAGCTTTACTTGATAGCTACCTGCGACAAGTCCGGTTACGGTATAAGTCTTACCTGTACCGGGAGTTTCGTCTGCAACTATCGTTGTCCAAGAAGTTCCGTTATTGGTACTCAGGTCTAAGCGATAGTGATTACTTTCGTTGTCGCTTGTTCCGTATGTCAACACAGCACCGTCTGTTGTAGTAGACTGTACTGCTGGTTGTGATGTGAATGTGGGAGGTTGATTAGATACAGGCAAAGTAATCACCACTGTATCACCCACCCCTGTGCTCACGTTCCCCGCCGCGTCCTTGGCCCATGCGTAGAGCGTTTTACTCCCTGCACTGGCAAACGTGTACTCAGTCGGAGCCGTCGCACTCCATCCTGCGTCTCCTGCGAGGGGAGAGGTTGCCGACTCGGTGAGCTTGTAACCCGTTACCGCCACATTGTCCATCGCCTCGGTAATCACGGCTACGGTCAGGCTGGATGAGGTTGAAGGGACGTTGAAGAAAGTGATTGTCGGTGCTGTTGCGTCGGACATCTCCATCGGTGGTATGTCTGCAGGGTCTGCGAAATACATTTCGTAACCTACAAACAGACTCGGAGAAGACGGCTTCACCGCCTCCGTTGAAGGGGGGTCGGAACTAACATACTGAGTGGTGTAGTCAATCGCTGAACCGTCATACTGTATTTCAACCTCTATTTGTGCGCGGGTAGCTGTATTCTCCGGTACTTCTATTATGGGCGCGTTAGTAACTGTGTCTACAGTAACATAATTGAGAATCGGTACTCCGTCTTGATCTATTATACGTGCCCTGAGTGTACCATACTGCCGAAACCCATGAAAAACCACGTAAGCAACTCTAGTACCCGACGGCACTTCTACGGGTAAAGTTTTTGCCGTATGCAACGCTGTAGAAAAAGGTGGGGGTGTGTTACTGTTCCAGGGTTGAGGTAATAACATATCGTAGTCAAGTTCTTGTACTGGCAGACTACTGTAAAAAGCTGTGCTAGGCAAGAACGGAACGGTATACCCTGAATGGAGCGTTGATGTGAAGCGGGTTATTGGTGTATTATTGCCTACATAACACAGACCTGTTAGAGTATGTTTTGCAGGGTTGTAGTTATCAAATCCACTGTATCCATCTTTGTAACCATACTGCGATGCTTGAGAGCCTGCCTGTTTTGCAGACCAGCCTGCATAATGCATAGGGGATGCGGTTTGAAATAACACATCTCCTATATCAATAAACTGACTTTCAGGGTTACTATAGTAGTTGCTGAGACATTGAAACTTCATCTTAAACTGAATCGGAAAATCGTAATGATCGTGTGGGAATTTTTTACGGTATATGGGTAGATTGTGTTCAGTGCCCATAACTGTGTGAAGCACATCATCTAGATATACTCTGAGTTTTCTTTCACTTGCTGTGTATCTAAAAGAAAACACGTTCCTCTGCAAGAACTGCATACGACGCCCCGGCGCCAAAGGGGAACTTGCTGAGTTGGTCATACTCCACGCAGTAGCTGCGAAGGCTGCTAATTCCCCGTCTATGTTACCGTAACGTGTGGCCCATACGGAGGTCCCATCCAGTGTAGGGGCGGTACTAAGATCGCTAAAATTACCTGCCATTTCCGACGTTTTCCCGACATAAACATTATGCGCCGCATTATGACATACAAGTACTTCACACTGATCCCCGCTGGAGATACCTGTCTCCATCTGGTACAGACCACCTGACTGATCTAGTTGCCAGTTGTTTTGTAGTGAGGTGTTTGGGGCAGGGGTTCTTAAAGGTATATCTATGCGCCAATCGTGCCTTGGCGATAGTGCCTTGACCCCTTCAAAACCGCTCAAGTCGAAAATTATCTCTACGGTTTCTTCTTGTGCGTTTACCCCGTGCTTAATATCTCTATAGGTGACTTGGACGTAACTGCCCATGACCGCATCGGAATACTTATGCAGTGAGTAGAATTGTTGTGAATTATCCCACGGCCTGAATGACCCAGTAATCCAGTCACTGAACTTGTCCACGGACCAATCTATCTGCTTTGAGAGGTTTGGGGGCGTTACTTCAATGGCGTCCTGCCAGGTTTTTAGCAACTCCTCATTACTGATGTCTGTGGCGGTACCGTTACTGTCGAATCGTACACAGCCTATCCTGTAGAGCCTGTTTGGTGCCAAGCCTGTGAGTGTTACGGACGTAGCCGCGCTGTCCGTAACGGAGCCTGCCTCAATAGCCTGTGTGTAGTTGTCCAGTGTTACCGACACGTCGTGAACATAAATACGATCAGTATATCCGGAGGGGAGTCCTCCAGGACCTGACCCATACCCTATGACGGCTCCTGTAGATGTTACCGTATAGTCGGCGGGCTGGTTGTACGTGTCAATACCGGTGTAAAATTTTAGAGAGTGTGCTCTAAGTGCACCAATCTGAGGAGCCATAATCATTGTCCTTAAATGTTATCGAGGCGACTGGTCTGAACGTCGTTACGGTATCGGGATGGAGATGTTGTCGAGATGAATCGCTCCAGCCAGACTGGTCATGCTGAACCGTATCACACCACCTGCCGGTATCGTTAGCGTATATGTGCTGCTGTTGTCATAACCTGCGGCATTACCCACCTGCACATTGTCGATGTAGACCTTGACGGGTGTTGCTGCGGGTGAACCGGAGTCATGCTTTAGCGCGAACGTGAGGGTTCCTGCTACCATGGTCATGGTGCGCTCTACCCAAGCGGTGCCGGTTGATTCGGTGTCTCCCCCTCCCAGCACGAAGGACTGATACGCACTGGTGTAAAGGTTGTTGGCAATGTTGGCGTATGCCCCGACACCAGAAGTCCCACTGATCCACCCGTCGTAGGTGGTGGCGTTCAGCGGCGCAGCATCCCAGTTTTGGGTATAGTAATTGGTAGACACAGCAACCGGTGTCCCGCTAACCTCTGCTGACTCCGTACTACCCGCCCCGTTGATGGCCACAAGAGAGTAATAGTACGTGGTCCCGTTGGTGCGCCCCGTGTGTGTGTACGGGAGGGTGACACCGGTTATCGTGTTGCTGCGAGTCCCTGCTACGGTGCCCCATTTGAGGTCGTAGCTGGTTGCGCCCGCGCCGCCGGATGTGAGGGCGATCACGTTTGTGGTGTCGCCGGGGGTGACGCTGATGACGGGCTGAGTGGGGGCGGACAGTGCTACGGTAGTGACTGTAAACGTATCGCTAATTCCACCTATTGTTAGTGTTGTATTTACTGCTGTGCTGTTGCTTGCAGAACTTGTCACCTTGACTTTGACAGTATCCCCGTTAACTACTGTTCCAGACGCGCTTGTGTAAGCTCCTCCGTTCTTACTGTATGTACCTCCGGATATAGAAATTGCTGTTGCTGCGTTTATACCCGCAACTGTTATCGTATTGGACTCTATGGCGGTACTTACAGCAACGCCTGTTTGATCTGTAAATGTAAATGCATCCGGTGTGGTGTCTGACGCTGCTGCGGTAGTTGTGACTGTGAATGTGTCGCTTACTCCACCTATGGTAAGAATCGCACTTACTGCGGTGCTGTTGCTTGCAGAACTTGTAACTTTTACCTTAACACTGTCACCATTACTTACCGTCCCTGAAGCAGCAGTATAAGCGCCGTCATTTTTATTGTACTCACCGCCTGTTACGGAAATGGTAGCAGGGGAGTTGATACCAGCAACAGTTATTGCCGCCGACTCTATAGCCGTACTTACAGCTACCCCAGTTTGGTCAACAAAGGTGAATGCGTTAGGTGTGGTATCAGTATTGGTGGTCACGTTGAAAGTATCGCTAACACCGCCTATGGTAAGGGTGCAATTAGTCTGCACTCCACCCGAAGCACTGGAAGTCTGACGCACCTTTACTGTATCCCCGTTTACCACTGTGCCAGTACTGGAAGTGTAACCCCCTCCGTTTTTACTATATTCACCGCCCGTTACAGATATTGCTGTTGACACGTTTATACCTGCAACAGTAATCGTGTTAGATTCGACAACGGTTGCAGAGTTGACCCCTGTCTGATCGGTGAACGTGAAAGCGTTCGGTGTAGAATCTCCCGCTGCTACCGTTGTGGTTGTGAATGTGTCGCTCACGCCGCCGATAGTGAGAATGGTGCTAACCGCTGTTGTGTTGACATTGGCTGAGGTATGGCGAACCTTTACCGTATCACCGTTCACAACAGTTCCGGCGGAAGCTGTATACGTACCGCCATTCTTGCTATATTCGCCATTGGAAACTGTGATTGCTGTTGCTGCGTTTATACCCGCAACTGTTATCGTATTAGATTCGGTTACGGTGTTGAGTGCCACACCGGTCTGATCTGTGAAGGTGAAAGCGTTAGGGGTCGTGTCCGTTGCTGCTGCTACGGTGGTAGAGGTAAACGTGTCAGACACACCCCCTACGGTAAGGGTTGTGTTAACCTCCGTGCTGTTGCTTGCAGAACTTGTATGTTTAACGCGCACAGTGTCACCATTTACGACCGTTCCCGCCGCACTGGTATACACCCCCCCATTTTTACTAAACTCCCCGTTAGTGACGCTAATTGTAGCCGCTGAGTTTATTCCGCTGATTGTTATCAGATTGGATTCTATGGGAGTACTTACTGCTACACCGGTTTGATCTGCGAACGTGAACGCTGCGGGAGTTGTGTCTGTTGAGGGTGTGCCGCTTTCTGCTGCTATGTCCGTTCTTACAACTACCGTGTAACCTGCCGCCCAAAGAGCATCTTCTTCAGCTTGACTATCAGCGGTACCTACCAAAATACCACTTGCTAACTTCCGCATGTTTTGTGTGATAAAATAAGCCCAATCTGCATCCCCTGCGCTTATTTCATACAGACCGTTGGAAGTAAACTCCCATGCAATAGCGTACTTCTGTTGAACCTTAGCCAAACCCTGATAGTTAGCTGTGAGTGTTAAGGATGTGTTGGAATTGACTGATTGTATGGTGTAGTGTGCGTTCTCCTTGAAAAACTTAAAAGAATCCCCCACATGTGCATTTGCCAACCATTCGGTACCGATGCCTGTAATGACAGCGGAGCCGGGAGTTGCCGAAGCTAACCCATGTGACCCATCATCCTCTGACTTATACTGCCCCATACAACCTCCTTGTTCTTAATTGAGCTACCAAGCTATTGCATTTACTTCTTCAATCGTTAAAGCCGCTTCTATTTGAGCGCGAAGGGTTCTTGACTTTTGATGTATTAAATCACCTTGTACTGCCATTGTAATAGGCATTTGCATCATTTGCGTTCCATCTAATAACATAGTCGAATTATCTTGACAAGTCCACATAATTGAGAAGTCGGGTATAACTTGTGCTGCTTGCACAGCTATTCCAATCCTTCTGATAGATGCAGGATCGGAATCAATACGCTTACCCATATAATCAAAACCGGCTTGTTCCGCATTGTCTCTTGCTCTTTTTATCTCCTCCCACTTCAATTCTTTAATTCTTTCCAAAGACAACATATTATTTACTACAGGCACGCCGTTGATTATGTGCGTTGCCTTTTCCATTTCTCGTAAGTTGTCAGGAGTACCTTTGAAGTGTAGGAACTTGTGAATGGAGGGATCACTATTGTAATCAGCCGATGAATCGTCAAATATACCAACCTTCTTACCCGTCGCTATTTCATACACACATATCATTTTACTGTCCCCTCTATAGAGAATACAACTTTGACTATTTCTTTAGCTCCTGAAAACAGGGCAATGTTTGCATACAAAGCTACCGTATGTGTACCGGCACTTAGGTAGACACGATTACTCACAGCGTTACCTCCCAAGAGTGCCGCGACAGCACCATACGCATGGGAATCTACAGTTACACCGTCCATTCTTATCTCATAGTAATAAAATTCATCGCCGGATACACTCCCGTTCTTGTCAACAAATGTCGTAATGTTGTAATATGTGCTATGTCTCACTGTGAAAGAGTAATACGTCACAAGAGCCGGATTAAGTAGAGACTTGACACCATTGTAAAAATTTGTTGCTATGGAAGCATATCTTTGTACAGATACAGCTTCACCAGCAATAACGGCAGTGTCCACATAGATAGCGTCGGCATATATTTTACCACCGTCAATCTTAGTTGTGTCTTCAGGTCTAGCCCAATCATTCGTTTTGGTCAAAGCTGGATCAGCATACGCCTGTGCTGCGGCTAGTGCTGCGTTTGCTTTGTTCGTTGCATCCTGTATGGCTCTTTGTTCTTCTGCTGTTACAATACCGTCTGCGTAAGCCTCAGCTATAACCCGTTCAGATTCCGCTTTAGCGTCTGCATATGTCTGTGCTGCTGCTTTAGCATCATCTGTGTACTTCTTTAAGTCTTGTTGTGAAATGGACCAAGCCGAAGCCTTGTTACCCTCTTCCACCATAACACAACTAAAATCCACATAACCCGAAGCGTTACCGTTTACAGATATATACGGCCCGTAAGAATCCACGTTAACCCCCCATGTAACAACAAAAACATATCGTTGCCATGAGGTATTGATGGTGGGGTTAGAAACTGGTATGATTTCTATCGGAGCAACACCCCATCCTAGAAAGGTATTAACAGCAGCGGTTATACTACCAGTCTTAGCATAAAAGCTGATAGTGTAAGTTGTTTCAGTCTGCCAGCCCAAATTCGCGTAATAAATTATACCTTTTGAGGATGTATTGCTGGTAAAAGACACACGTAGAGCATTGGTTCCTTCTCTACCACCACCTTCTATCAATTCTAAACTTGCTGCTTCTGGACCGTTATTGTACAGTATCCAAGGTACGTACCCTGAAGCAAAGTTGCTATTGGTCAGAACATTTCTACCACCTACCACAATAGCACTGTTATCAACTTCTATCTCTTGCCCTGCTGCGTTCTTAGGTGCAGAGGTAAAATGAACAGTGCCGAAAAAGTCACCACCCATGAGTTGAAACGTGCCATTCTTATCAATCTTCCATCCAGACTCACCCAAGACATAGTTATCGCTTTGTATGTAATTGCCTATCTTGGCATTGGTTATGGTTCCGTCTTTTATTGCAGCATTCGACATGTAAACAATGCCATCGTCAACAACGAATGGAACGAGTGCTGTTGCGCTAGCTCCCGGTCCCACTATAGCAAACCTGTCAGCTAATATCTCAACAACGCTAGTTACACCGCTGCTCCAAAGACCAATACCGGCGATCTTACCGTTAACGTCTACTTTGATTGTGTATTGGGCCGTTATGGTCCCTGCTGCGTTGTTAGCGTCAATGGAATACTGTTGTGCTGCTGTAGCGTATCCTTGTGCGTTCTGTACGTGAATACCAGCGTCAATTACTGCCTGTGTTGCTGTATTGGAAGCACTGACTGTTGTGTTTTTATATCCAAGGGCTAAACCCGCCTCAGTTTGTGCGGAAACTGCACTTTGTTGAGCGGCACCCGCATACGTACTTGCGTCTTGTCGATATGTATAAGCTGTGTCCCTATAACCGACAGCCGCACTAGCAGCACTACCCGCATTCGTGGCTGCTAGTTCCGCTGCAACCTTATGATTATCAGCGTCAAGTGCGGCACTCTCAGCCCCTTGTTGTGCCAGTACAGCCGCCGCTCTTGCTAGTTCTGCTTCCTGTGCTGCTGTATTCGCATCAACTATCGTTCCGTACTGTCCGCTCAGTGTACCGACAGTATCCATCTTAGCTTTTAAATCAGCATCTAACTGACTGTTGGTAATCTGATTTGTCAACTTGCTAAGCATGTTTTCAACAGAGTCGATAACAGTACAAGTGAGGATTGCAGTATAGTTGAGAGTCGTGTCACCAAATCCATCATAAGCCGCCGCTTTAAACGCCCACTCCCCTGCCGTCAATTGGAGGGTTAGTTTGTTTGCGACACCTTTGTATTTCTGGTTGAGTGCTGATGGTGTGAAGTTACCGGCAACAAGATCGGTGGTCGGTACAGCATATAGCACGTACCCTGCTAAGTCCAACTCAGGTGCAATTGATAACCTTACGTCCACACTTTCAACACCACCCGTTACAGTAGCTTCTATTGCAGCAGGGGCCGCATTGGAAACTGTGAGGGTTGCGGGGGTTGCGGACTTGTCACCCCATATAGCTACAGCGCGAATTTCAAAAGTTAGATTTCTGGAAGGTACGCCTGTGTTATCAACATAGTTCTTTTCGTAATCATATATGTACTGTTCCCCTGCTACAAACTCAGTGCGAAGCAAAGCGCCCGTACTGGAATAGACAAGGATCTCGTAATACCTGAACCAATACCAGTCAAGAGGGGGGTTTATACCGGCATCCACCGGAACGGTTGTCAACTCTCTCGGCGCTACCTTACGCCATGCGAGTTTGATATCCTTACCAACAAAGACTGTATTCAACCCTTGTCCGAATATCTCAAGCCCACTAACGTTAGGTATATTGGAAACAAGGGGAGGGAGATACTTGGTTGCCGTAGCCCATACCGTAGTCCCTGAAAGACACTCGGCTCTTAACCTGAAATCGTACTGAGTACTCAGTACGGATATGTTTATACGTGTGATTTCAGTATCATCACCGGACGGCATGACAACGTGCGTGTTCCATTGCGCCGTACTGCTCACCCTGTATTGCAACTCGTATGAAACTACCTTGGCGACAGCACCCCATGCAATATCTAAAAAAGACAGCACAGAGCCGTCTACCAATACAGTGCTGCCTATTGTTATATCAGATGCGGATAAACTCGGTGCGGTCGCCCTTGAGAGAAGGATACGCTCGTCAACCTGTTCCTGCTTACCGGCCACAACGGTCCAAACACCCGCGTCATAGGTCCAACAATCAGGAAGGATTCCAGCGGGTAGAGAAGTAACAGTTACAACTTCAGCCAGTGCAGGAGTTACCCTAGCGTCACACCATCCGTCACCTAAGTTTGTAATTTCGTCGGCTGTAAGATCCGCACCAAAATACATTACAAGATGATCTGATTTTCTTCTTATGATTTGGGACACTGTACGCTACCCCCAAAGAGACAGAGTTAATTTCTCTGATATCCTATTTTCGATATAACCAACGACTGCCATTTTCTTACTAACATACCCGAAGCGATGAAGCAATACCTGTGTGGTAGTATCTTCCAAAACCAAAGTCACGATCATTCCCGGTCTGATATTGGAAGTATGACCGAATGTGTCTATAGGTACGTCTATGTCGATCAAGTCACGTTGCACAGAGTACAATGCTGCACGTCTTGTTGCCTCTTCTGTGTTCTCTTGAGTCAGTGAGGTTTCTATTTTAAGTTCTTCCGAAAGAGGGTGGTTTGTTTTGACTTCAGGGTTTACAATCTGTGTCTTTCTCCATTGTTCTTTCAACCACACCTTACGAGCTTCAGTAACACGACCAAAAACCTCAGTCTGTGTCGTTTCGTTCTTAGATCTCAACAGTGTGACAATGTGTGCAGGTATGCCCCCCTGCGTATCTTGCGTACTTTTGATAGTTGCCTTACTGACAATCGTTGAACCTGTGTTAATGGTATAATCACTGACAGCGTTTACAGGGTCCACAAACTGACCTACGAACAAAGTACCATTAGCATCAAAGTACCAATAAGCGCCACATGCTGAACAAATTAGATCGAGTGCCGCTGAGACAGGTTCACCGTTACCCAAAAACACCCCGCATTCGGCCCGAAAACCCGCATTTAAAGCGTTAATACTTGCGGCGTTATAGTCGGCCCCCACAAGAGTCAAAAGGTCTGAAATGAGGTTTCCCGGCTTCGCTGTTACCGACCTACCGTAACTCGCTGCGTCACAAGTGATAACCCCTGCCGGTGAAGAACCTAACCTGAAGTAACCCCCCTGCTCCCACACCTTGTACTTACCGGGGCTAGGTGCGTTAGCTTCCATATCAGCCTGATCTACATACGTACCCTCATATTGTAATTCAAGTCCACCGTCATAAACGGCGAAAAGGCTACCCATGTAGATAGCCGCTACGCCGGTAGCCGGTGATACTGCGAATATTAGTTTACTTGTGTTGCATTGGATTGGAGTGAGGTTGAACGCCCTACCCAACAGGAAGGGTTTCGGTTTACCTTTCAGATCCTCCCCTCCCTCAACACCACTAGCTCCTACGTTATCACCTGCAAAGGTACCGGAAGGAACCGGAACACTTAAATCAAGCTGCTTACCCTTCAAGGAAAACTTAACATCATCTATACCGAAAGTTATACGCTCTATTGTTGCGGTATATATGATAGTGTATTGAGCGGGGAACAGTGAACCTAACGGCGCTTCGTAGAGTCTGATAGTACGACCGTCAAAAGAGTACCCCTTCATAAAGTCAAGTGTGCGTTTATAGTTGCTTAACACAACTTCCCCGAAACTGTATGAAGAGGCTCCGAAAGTCTTACCCCCGCTAAACATACTGTACTTCAGCAAGCCGGGGTCAATGATACCCCCCGCTATGAGTGTGTTAGCGGGGGTTTCATTTGCCGTAGTGGTAAACTCACCACTTGCATACCGTAAGGTTATTATCTGTTCTCCGTCCCATGCTTCTATTTCAAGGATATGTCTTATACCGATCATTGGTTCACCGCCAGTCTTGAGTTAGTTTCAAGAGTTTCAAGTCTTGCTGCCATGTCAGCCATCAATACTATCATGCGTTCCAGCTTCTCTTCCATTGAAGTAGTATCAACGGTTGTGTTGTAGTTGCTCGACTGTGCTTCGCTGTTCAGGTAAGGTTGCGGCGTAGGTGCTGAAGGTACCGGCGAACCAAGTCCCCTACCTATGTCAGTCCAAGGGTTGATCTGACTAATCAGGTTCAGAATGTCAATCGGGTTGTTTTCCTCAAGAGCCTCTTTGATATCAGTTAACAACTGAACCTGCTTGTTTGCTGCAACGAGTGTCGGGCTGTCATTCATTCCCGCTACGTTGGCAAGAGCTTGTGTCACGGTCTGGAAATCGGCCATATAAGCCGCACTGGAACCGTTGTAAGCCCTGCTTGCTTCAAGTAACGATCTACCAAGTTCAGCTAGTCTTGCATCGTCACCTGTGGCCTGTGCGTTCTGGAACGATTTGAGCGTGTCCCGATAAAGAGTCTCAGGGGAACCGGTTGAAAGTTCACCGCTCATGATTTCTTTCAACGCTTGAGCAGCAGACAGCGCATTGTCAATAAACGATGTGCGTATTTTCTCAGCCGCTTCTTCCGCCGCTTCAGTCATTGTAGCAAACGCAGGTGCTATCTTTATCAGTTCCACATAGAGGGAAGCACCTACGCTCGTTGTTACGTCAAGCCCCTCAACCAACTTTCTGAATTCAAGATTGGTTTGGGGTACACTGATACCCATTTCGTTGAAGGCTGCTGAAACCTCCCTGCTTGCCGCTGCTGCTTTCATTGCTTTCTGTTCAAACTCGGTGAACATGGAAGTAAAGTAATCGTCTACCGCACTCTTCATATCCTCAAGCCCACCGAAAGCGTCAGCAAGACGGTAAGCTGCGTCTGCACCGGCCAGGCTAGATTCTATCAATGTCTGTCCAACAAGATCGAACATTCCATTGACACCCTGTAGCGAAGTGGAAAGCCTGATTATTGCGTCAAATGCGTTCTCACCATAGAAAGCAAACTCCTCAAGCCCCTCCGTTGTCTTGGCAAGCTGATTTGCTGCGTTGGTGTAGAATTCCTCAAGGTCTTTCTGTATGTCTTCCGGTTTCCTCCCTGCTGTTGATATCTTTTTAGAATCAAGCTGCGCAGAAGAGAAGTCGGTTTGCGTCCCTAGAACTACTGCGGAACGGGAAATGCTGTTTTTGATATCGTTAAGATACCCAACGAACACGTCTTCTAAACCAGCGTCCAAGTCAGAGTAAATTGTTTTCTTCTTATCACTACCGAACCAACCACCATCTTTCTTACGGTTTATGTAAGATTGTCCGTCAAGACTCCCATCCTCCAACCCGAGAGATATGCCGCTACCGGTTGTACGCCACTTGTTACCAATACCGAAAGCATGGCGGATTAATGAGGCTCCGACGGCTATTGCGGCTGTCATACCTCCGAATAAATTATCAACTACGGCGATTCCGAAATTGTCTTTCATGTCCTTCCAAGTCTGACTAAACACTCCTTTTTCAAAGTCACCCTCTGCTGTAACCAGACTCTTGCCAACATTCTTGGAATATCCAGTGGTGAAAAGGTCTGCTATTCTCGTAAGTCCGTCTGCTACTTTGGTGATAGCCATGCTTGCGTTATCAGATGCTTGAGCAAGAGTCCTTAAACTCTCTTCAGTCTGAAGGTCGCTTGTCGATTTGACCTGTGCGCCTATGGAAGACCCAACCTTACTACCCGAAGAAGATCCACCTGAACCAAAGCTACCAGCGGACACGGTAGCAACGGAACCCCCACCACCAAAGCTAGTAGAGGAAATCTTTGCTATCTGAACAGCACCTATTGCCGCTGCCGATGCCGCCGCTATTACCGCTGCGGGGTACGGTGTGACGGTAGCCAAGGCATTAACTATAGCTGCCGCCGTAGACATAACTGCTGCGGCCATATTGTACTGTTTTGCCGTCTCAAATCCTTTCCGGCTGCTTTGGTCCTGTGTGTCGGCCAAAGCGGTAAATAGACCCGCTACGGTGTTCACATAATCTGCCGCCAAAGTCATCTTGGAGGTCGTTGCTTTCTTCTCAACCGCCAACAACTCTTGCTCCTGCCTACCGATCATAAGGGTTAATGATTCCCTCAATGCCGATATCATAGCGGTTGTGTTCTTATTGCTTGCTATTTTGGCAGATGCTATTTTAGCGTCTGAGGCTTTGGTAGAACTTTCCAGCTTGTTCTGATAAGCTAGTTCTGCCGCAATAGAAGCGTCCTTGGCCTGTGTCAGTAACGTAGGTTGGTTGAAGTACCTAGCCTCATTCTCAGCGGCTATTGCTGCCATAGTTGCCTGATGTACAGTATCAATTGCTGCTAGTTGCGCGTCTCTTACTATGGATACCATGTCCAATTCAACTGTACTGGAAGATTGGAGTAGTTCGATCTTGTCTTCTATTGCCTTTCTTTCCAGATCGTACTTGGCTGTGATAGCTACTTTGTCAGCTTCCATTTGATCTGTGATTGCAGAGAAACCAAAACCTTTACCAGAGGTAGACGAAGCCGCTTTTAAATCAGCCGAATCCACCATGTTCTGATATTTGATAGCGTTCAATGCATTTTCTTCGTCCTGCCTCGCCTTGATTCTGTCCAGTTCCATTAACTTCTGTTTTGCTTGAAATGCCGCACCGCCTTTAGCCGCTAAATCCTTGTAAGCTGCGCTCTGTTGCTCTAACGCCTGATTCAGTGCCAATGCTGCAACTACTTCACCTTGTGCGTTCAACAAGTCCGCTTGTGGTGCTATCTGCTTGCTCATTTCGTCAAGCCTCAACTGATCTTCTTTCAGCTTCTTCGTCTGCTTCAGAAGTTCGAGGTTTTCTTTTGCTACGTCCTGTCTTGCCTTGTCACCGTTCAGATTAGCCTCAAGAGACTCCCTTTCAGCAACAGCCATATCAAGACGCGCTTTCTGATTGTTCAGTTCGGCCAGTCCTGCACCGAGAGTGTCACCCTGTAAGTGGAGGACTTGTTGATTCAGTTGATCCTTCTGATCTATCAACTCCCTGTTAGAACGTCCGATTGCAATGTCGGTATCAACGCTCACATTGCGTAACTGTGCCGACAACTCAATCCCTTTGGTCTGTGCGGCCACAAGTTGCGCCTGTTGTTCCAGTCTTGCCGCTGCCGCTTTCTTACCTGTAGGGTCTTCCTTCACGCTAAACGCGTCAAGCTTGGAACTCTGAAGGTGTTTTATCAAATCGTTGTTAGCGTCAATCTCATGCTGAATGCTCTTTTCTTCGATCTTCTGCTTACGTCTGTAAAACTCAGTTGTTGCTATCAATCCATTATCGTGCTTGTCCGTCAGGATTGACAAATCTCTTGCCGCGTCTTCTTTGTAACCAGCTATCTTCTTTTCAGAGTTAGCTTTCTGTAAAGCTAACTGAGCGTCAAGGTACTTTCTCAATGCTCCGAGTCGTTCCGCCTGTTCAGCGTCAACCCTCTCATTCGCTTTGTATTCCGGTTCGGCTCTTTCCTTCTCAATGAAGTTCAACTTCAACCTTGCATTGATAATAGTCTGTATGTTGTTTTCCAGATCCTTATAACGATTCTTGTCTTTGTCAGACAGTTCAAAACCGATGTTCTGATCAATCATCTGAGAAAGTTTAAGGTCCAGTGCATTCAGTTCCTTCTTATACGTTTCGATTGCCGCAAGTTCATTATCACGTAAGCCCAAAGAGGAGTCGGTTAGCGCCCTGTCCTTCAGGTCAACAGAGGGTTTATAATTGCTTTTACTCATAAGCCGGTCACGCTCATGAATCTTATCAATCTGATCTTGTAGACTCTTCAGAACGTCATCTGCGTCGTTCAGGGCTTTCTTGTTCGCCTCTTCAGCTTTGTTACCGTAATGGAACCATGCCATTGCAACAATACCCAACAGGGTAATTACGGTCATGACCGGTCCACCTAAAGCTGCCATTGCGCCCCTGAGAACGCCCATTGCACCCGCCGCAAGCCTTGAGCTAAGGGTAAGTGCTGCGTTTGCTTCCACGGACCTCAATTTAGCCGCTGTTGCGGCGTTAGTCGCAACTTGCTCGTTTGCGGTTGCGATAGTGGTTGCCGCTGTTGCCGCTGCTAGTTGCTTTTCGATACCGGTTTGTGCTATCTCAGCAACAACCAACTGTCTTGCAGCAACACCCCTCTCAGTCAACGCGGAACCGGCCTTTACTTCCAAAGCGTTGTGTGTTGCTACAGCCAATGACAGTTGACGCTCTATCCCGTTCTGCTGCTTTGCTAATGGAACAAGTTCGTTGATTGCCTTAGTCTTTGCTATGTCAGTTGCCAGCGATTGATTTCTGATTCCTTCCAGAGCAGCTTCTTCGATAGCAGCTTGTCGCGTATGTGCTGAAAGAGAACGGCGCAGGTTGACCTCTTGTTCCTTAACCAAATTGAGCCCCGTTGATTGGGTTAAGCTGCGCCCTTCAAAGAACAGTTCGGATTCCCATTTTGCTATCAAAGCTTGTTTCTGTGCCAAGGTAGCCTGAATCTCTGCAACAGTAGCCGCCCGGTTAGCTTGTTTGGAAACTAGCTTTTTCTCCTGAAGCGCCAAAGTAGCAGCGTCCGTATCCAAGCCTTGCATTTTCGTAACAATTAAAGCTCTTTCAGCTTCGATAGAATTACGTACCGCTGTGAGGGACGCCACTTCTATCGCAGCTTCCTGTACCTTTAACTCAAGCTTGACTTGACTTGCCGTTGTTGCCGCTTGTGTGGAAGATAGGGATTGCATGGAAGTTCTTATGCTTTCCTGTTCTGCCGCATTTGCCGCGAGTTTTGCTTTGGTTTCTGCCAATTTAGCTGCGGTCAATTCCCTAGCCGCTGTAGCTTCAGCCTTTATCGCATTAGCTGCGGCTAAAGAGGCTTCAGCGTTTGCCGCTCGCTTATACTTGTTCATTCCAGCAACGTCACCACTGATAACAGTTGAACCGTCACCGTGCATACCGTTGTTAACACTCACCCGCCCGAATGGGGAAGCTTTGCCCTGTGCTACCTTTATCTGAAGTGCTATCGTCTGCATGAGTTCACTGTTCATTGCTTTCTGAACAAGTACATTTGCAGCGACAGCTAACTTATATCCAACGTAAGCTTTTACTATGGTAATAATCGCGTCACCGTACTTGTTGAAAAACGAAATCGTTTCCTTTACAAACGATAGTACGCTTTTCAGACTTTCTTTGAGATCCTTCAACCCCTCAAGGACTTCAGGATTCCAATTGAACTTCTTTCCTTCAGCGTCAACCGTACCCATGTAATCAATCATGGATTTAAGGCCGCGTTTCACTTCAACAAACATAGGCTCAAACGAAATGGAGAGAGCTTGTTGTGCCGCGTCCTTAAAGTTCGACCACAAACCGGCCCAAGTTTTTTGTGATTCGATACCAGCTTCTTTGAAACCGGACAACCTCCCCATGAGGAAGCTGAACAGTGCTTCTGTGTCACCTTTGATAGCATGTATATCTTCAGGTCTGATTCCAAGCACCTGTGCAATACGAGAGTTACGGGTAATGTTACCTGTCAACATGGTGCGTGTTTCTTCCGCGATCTGATCGAAAGGTAATCCGATAGCACCCGCCGCCTGTACCATAGCAACAGTGAAATCCATAACCTTTGACTTATCAAATCCCTTACCCATTGCAACAGGTAGCGTAACCTGATAAGCATAGATCAATTGGTCAAGGGTTGCGATTGTGTTGAAGTTCGCAACTCGTAACTGATCGATCACACCCTTAGAAACGGTCATAGCGGCACTTAAAGCCGATTGCCCCTGAAGCACCTTGCCGGTAATCGTTTCAACGAAACGTCCGCCTGTGGTGAAGGATGCGGCTATACCGAGTGTTTCCGTTTCGATACGCCCCATGTAATCCAACACACCGACAAGAGCCTCTTTTAGCTTCTGGAATGCGGTTGCTATCCCATAAATGCCAACAGCAGCACCCCCGAAACCCAAAAGGGTGTTGCGAAGATGCTGCATTGAGGAGTGTGTACTATTGGCTTGATTGGAAATGTCACTAAGGGACCGCGTTACAACTCGCGCCCCCATTTGCGCCCCTGTTCCGTCTATCCCTACCCTGAGATATGTGGTAGTTCCCATTTACGCTCACCTGTTTGATTTAAGTTTGGCATATTGCATTTCGAGGTATGCGGCATCTAGTTGATGAATAACAGTGATATAGTCTGAGCGTTCGTCTACGTCATACACCGTGTTTTCGTCTAACCAGAGAATGATTGTCTGATAGGGTATTGAGGCTGGCCCTGCCTGTGTCCACTGCCTTGAACCTGTCAAATCCTGAAAAGCGTTCCAGTAAGAAACCTCATGCGGATTTGGGAGGGGTCGATTGAGCAAAGCAGGAGGTGTATCCCCCGTACTCTGCTCAATCTCTATCAGTCCTTGTAAGCGACTACCCCATGTTGCATTCCATTCAAGGCAGCGTATCAGTTTTTTATGGTTTCTTCCTGCTGTACCGCAAGGAACAGGGTGAAATCGTTTGCCTGTTTCCTGATATCAAGGAACAGTTCCGGCAGATTCAGCAACCACGCGGTACGATTCTCGTAATCGTCCGCCACGATGTTACCTTCTTCGTTGAGGATACCGGGAATGTAAACCGGCTCTGCGTCGGTGCTCTTTTCCTGATCCTTCACGTCACATGCGAAGATGACACTGGAAGAGAACACTTCAACGAGAATCTTGGTTGCAACGTTTTCGTCCAGCGTACCGGCTGTAAGCGCACGCTGATGAGCTTTCATGCGAGCTTCGATGAGTTTGGTGTACTTCTTGTTTGCACCACCGGCCCGACCGACACGAACGCGGAAATCGCCGTAGTCGAGGATGATGCCGGTTTCTGCTTCAAGCTGCGGATCGGTTTTGAACATGCTGTACGGATTTGCCATTTTGTTTCCCCTTTTGACTTCTGAAATTACCTCATAAAGCCGAGGTTACGCTGTTGCCCCACCCTACCCCTTAACCAGAATATAATTGGCGGTAAATCCGCAATTCGGAACACACGGAAGGGGGTAACGTGCGCCGCCAAGCCCAAGGACGGTTTGTTAGGTTACGATATCAATCTGGAAAGCTTTTCCTTGGAAGATCCCGCCAGCGGCAGAGGGGTTAGCCTCTATCTGGAACGTTGCCATAACGTCTTGGTTGGGTCCACCCGCTACGATGCTCGGATTCATGATCGTCGCATTGGGGATGGTGAAAACGAACCCTGCGCCGTTCAGGTCCACGCCACGGAACGAAATCATTGCGCCGATTTCTGCGATGAACTCGTTGTAGAGGTTGAAGTTTTTGAAGTAAACCTCCATGCTCCCAGTGGCATCCAGAAGACCCTTACCGAAACCAGCCGCTCCGGTAGAACCCATGCCGTACTGCATCCTTGCGCTCTGCTGCTGCCACTTCATATCGATCTTTTGCAGGGTGCCGTCAAGAGCGGTTGCGCCCCTGTAGATGGTACCGAATCCGCCGATGGTGTTGATAACGTCACCACCACCCGCTGCAACTTGCGCTCCGGTGGAACCATCGGTTGTTTCGGGGATTTCCTCTTTGCAAAGGAAGGAAAGATCACCCGAATAGAAAGCCCCAAGAGCCGCCGAAACACCACCTGCGATGGCTACCGCGCCGGGATATTGGAGGAAGAGGTCGGCGGCAAGCTGTTTCTGGAAAAAGAAGCTGTTGACGGTAGTGCCGTTCAGGATACGGGTACCGGTAAAGGTAACGGAGTCACCTGCGACAGCGGTTGCCGGGGGTGCGGGAAGTGTGGTGATAACACCAGCGGCAACCGTAAGCACTTGATAGTACCCGTTAATTCCGGCATTTGCTCCCGCAAAACCCTTAACCCTGATCCACGCACCTGCTGTAACACCCCCAGTAACGAACCCTGAAAGGGAGTCGGTGAAACCGGTTGCCGTCGCTGCTACGGTAGCCTTGTTTGCGAAGTTGACCGCCGTTCCAGCAACGCCCATGATGGAAGCTGCCAAGAGGTCTGTCGGAACTGCTGTGGAAAGAGCAAACTTGATGTCACCTTTCGATTCCACTTTGGTTGTGACCGCTGCGCTCACCTGTCCGGTACTCTGGATCTCGTCGGGACGTGTACGGGTCTTGGAAGACTGGAAACCTTCCGATTGAACCCTGAGTTGCTTAAAGGCTACTTCCGGTTTTACGCCCCAATCAGCTTCGGGGGCATACGAAAGCAGCAAGTCGTTTGTAGCTACACCTGCGGCAAAATTGCTGGTTGGCATTTACTTGATCTCCTTTTTTGATGTGGTATTCAGTTCCTCAACTACAGGTTCTTTTTTCTTTTCAGGGGCTTTTTCAATGGTTGCTTTTCCGTGAGCTACCAGAAGTGCCTCAGTCATTTCATCGGTAGTGATAACGGTATCCGCCTCAACAGGCACCCCATCAACCATCTGCTTCTCCAACAGTCTGATCATGCAATCCTCCTTTAAAGTAATTCGTCCCTGTGAAATGGTATTACGCAGTTAACTTGATACCATCCGTTACCGTCTTCTCCAATCTCTTTGATAGCAGCAACGCCACAAACTATGTTGGTGCCGCTCCACTTGCCAAGAATCGTTGCAACCTCATTGGCGCGGGTAAGTGCAACAAGGTTCCCTATTCCCAAGTTACTGAACACCTGAACTATGATAACTCCTGCAAAACGACAAACATTCAAACCGGAGCCAATGGTAAGCTGTTGTCCTTCCGTGTTATCAATGATGTGAAACTTAACCCATTCTGCGTTACCTGTTTTAACAGGGGGTGTGAATTGCACGTTCGGCCATGCAACAGGGGTCCGGTTGTTCCAGATGGTGTTAAACCTTGTTCCCAACTCTGTATGTTCGCTGATTACGCTCATAAATTGTCCACAAATACCTGAATTGAGTTTAGTGCGCCTGATACCATTCCTGTCGGTGCTTGACCACTATGTCCGTCTTCCAGTGCTTCAATATAAGGTACGTTGTTGTATACCCAAATGAACGGGTATTTTGGTACCGAGAACAAAGCACCTTGAGCGTTAAACACCGGAAGGTTTGTCTTGCCACCTTTACCGGGATATTTACCTATCGGTTCAGTGGGGCAAGTCCAACCGATCTTTACAGCCCAATTCGCTCTTGCCCACCCTGTATCAACCGGTGTACCGGGACCACCGGGGGAACCAGCTACCACATATTGATGTAACCTAAAAGCGATTCGCCCACACAGTTTCGCGTGAGTCTCAGGTACCACAACCTCATGAAAGTGGGTCAGGTCCAGTTGAAATCGTTTAAGGTCTTCTATCAAGTTCTCACCTGTACCGTGTGTATGACCGGAATACCGGCAGGTGCCAGCGGTTTGTTCCTCACTACTTGCCAAGTCTCAGTTCCGATAACAAGTAAGTTTTCCGCAAGTGGGGTAACTGTCAGATCGGAAGCGGCTATGGTAATCTTCTTGTCACCGTGTTTGATAACAGTCCCGTCAATATCTTTAAGGTTGTAATCTTCCACTATGCCAACACAGGGATGGTCAGTCACCGTGTCAGCCCCAAATAAGCGCGTATTGGGGTCATACGTCCCTTTTGTGGTGACTTTGAGGGTCATGGCTAACCCACGGCGAGCAATCAGCCGCTTCGCCCTCACAGCTTGTCTTTCGTAGAAGCCCATAAGTTATTCCACGTACCCTATGTGATCGTGCATACCCTTGGAAAACTCAGCGGTGGTTGTTTCGATAGAACCTACCACATTGAAAGACTGTTTGCTGTTTGCTTTGATACTCAACCTTTTAGCCAAATCAGCATAGTTCTTAGCCCGATAATTAGCCTGTTCGCTTATTGGACCAATCTTGACTGACTCTGGTTGAGTTGCAAAGAAAGCAGCAAGACTTTCAGCAACTATCGCAGCGGCGGCATAAACGTTAGGATTCTCAGTCAAAGCAAACAAGATCTCTTCATCCTGTACCAAAGGTTCGTCACTCTGAGTATCCCCAACAAGGAAACGCACCGTGTCTTTACCTTTCTCAGCCAGCTTTGTTAAATCATAAGTCCATGCCATTTGATAATCCTTCGGGGTAGAGTGCGGTTAAACACTCTACCCCTGTACTTGGTTACGGTTTGTAGTCACCTGCTACAGTCTTGCGGGATACTGCCATGCAACCGAAACTCGGAAGACTTGCCGCCATGTAAAGCAGAACCGGTGTCGCATCGTCAATCACCTGAAGGGTGAACGTGCCAGCCGCCGTAGTTAGGACACGGAATGCTTTGTTTGCGGTCAGTGCGCCGAGAATGGTACCTGCGTTAGCTTTCGCTGTGATAGCACCGAAAGGGTCGGTAGCGGTAAGGCCGATACCGGTTGCTGCATCCGAAAGCCACACGTCCAGAACGTGCGGACCGGGGATCACGTTACCTGCACTGTTGCATACGGAAACCTCAATCTCCGTCCCGTATTGGGTAGCGTTCTGAGCGATAGCAAACGACAGACTGGACGGTACGTTACGCCCGTTGACGTTGATATCCTTGAACACCTGCGCCCCATTGGAACGCTTGTTGACGAAACCTGTTTTCTTTGCGGAAAGCGTCATTACCTAGTCCTCCTTCTCGACGCGGCAGGTTTTACCGTCGCCGGTTTGATATTGGCGGTTTCAGCTTTCTTGACTTCAGCTTTCTCCACCTTCTGTTCCTTGCTTTCCTTTCCCGCTTCTCTTACTTCTGTTTCTGCCTCACTCGGAGGGCCATACCATTCGATATTGCCGGTTTCGTGAAGCGCCCTTCTGTTCGCAAGGGGCCAGTTTTTAACCGTCTCAGGGGAAAGGGTAGCTCCCGCTATGAAAGCTACCCCAAAGCCCTTAAAAGGTCGCAAAACACGCCCACCATATTCACCAAAATTCACCATGTGTTGCTACCTCCCTTTATTGGATTAGGAAACGGTACCGCTGAAGAAGTAGCCCATATCAGCAGCAACCAGCTTCATGTCCAGCGCCATCGAGTTTTCCACGCGCTCCGATTCCAGATGCTCCATGCGGAAGCGTTTGGTTTTGATACCCACATTGTTCAGACCGGTCAGACCGGCCCAAGAGAACAGGTATCCGGCGGTCGGCTGAAGCAGGGAGGGTGCCGGTGCGGAGTAGGTCAGGAGGGCGCATTTCGGCGCGATGAGCTTCATGACCGGATCGGCAACGGTTTCGTCCGACTCGGTGAAGATAGCTTGCGAAACGAGGTAACGATCAACCTCAAAGTACGCCGCGAGCATTTCCTTGGTAACGCTCATTTTCCCGCTGTATGCGAACTTGGCGAGAACCAACGGATGCTTCTTCAGGGCTTCGTGGGTATAGATATCCACGGTCAGGGTGTTCGGCAGGTAGCCGGTGTTGCTCAGGATCTTGAGCCTTGCGTTTTTGATGTCCTCTGCGGGGTCGGAAGCGGCTTCATCGTCCCAGTAGGCGAAGTTGGTGTTACCAACCGCGTCAGTTCCCCACACGCCGGTTTTCATGTACTCGTCCATGAAGAGGCGTTCGCGCCTGATAAGAAGGCTGTTCTGGCAGAAGATCGCTGCGTCACGGAACGGGTCAATACCCTCATCGGAGTTGGCGACGGTGTTATCGTCAACGTCCTTGTGGAACGCCCACGGATCGCAGTAGTACGAATCGGTCCCAAGCTTGTAACCGGAACCTGCGGACTCGGTACCGGGCGCACGTTTACGGGCTTCGTCGCGGAAGAACGCACCCTTCTCGTACTTCCAGTATTTGTTGCTCTGCTTACTCACCGGAATGATAGGGAAAACCTTATCAGCGATGAAGTTAGTTGCGTCCTGAACGTAGGCCACACTGATGTTAGTGAGGGCTACGTCAATATGGACATCTGAGGGAGTGGGTTGCGGCATGTTTGAATCCTCCTTACTTTATTTTAGAAGTTATGCGGCGATGGTTGCGCCGGTTGCGTAGCCTACGGTTACGGTTGCGAGTTCACCAGCAGCAGCACCGATAAGAACGGTACCGAGTCCGACTTTGGCGGCAGTGCAAGTGATGCCGCTACCGTCATTTGCGGTTTCCCATATCGCACCGGCTGCGAGGTCGCCAGTACCGGCAACGATCTTGGTCACGCCGGAAAGCATGACGTTACCGGGGGAACCGGCAATCGGCTTATCCTGAAGAACGCCAAGGACGGCTTCCCCTGCTGCGGTAGCGATGTTGATTTTCTTGTCAGCCGTCACCTTCACGCAACGGAACTGCTTTGCCGAAAGATCGGCGGCTGCTTCCATGAAACCTACTGCAAAACACGGTTGTTCGATAGCCATTTGTGTATATCCTCCTTAGTGGTTGATTAGCGTTTGTTGCGCTCTGCGATGTACTGCTTACGCAGGTCAGCGTCGGTGTCGTAAACTTTCGTCCACGCCTTTTCCTTGGTCAGTTCGGGGCAGGTTTTGCGAAGCTCGTCGGCTTTCTGTGCGATCTGTTCAGCAGCAGTCGCACCGGTATTACCCCCTGCGTCCGTACCCATTTCCTTGAACAATCCACCGGTCTTGATACGGGAATCGGCGGCTTTCAGCACGTCGAACACCTTACCGGCAAGCTCTTTGCTCACCTTACCGATGGATTTCAGGAGTTCCCCGACTTCATCCACCTTACCGACTGCGCCGATTTCTGCGGCCTTACCGATGTACTCGCGGGTAAGCTCCGCGTCCTTCAGCAGTTCCACGTCCTTACGGTTCTTTTCGATTTCCGCTTCCTGCTCGTCCAGCTTCTTCCGTACCGCTTCCGGCAGTGCCGACTTGTCGATAGCGTCTTTCGGCGCTTCCTTGGTTACGCCGCAAGTGGGGCAGGACTCGCCCTCTTTCGGTGCGGTTTTCAGGGTTACGATTTCGGCCTGAAGGTCAGCTTTCTCTTTTTCCAGATCACTTACCTTTTCTTCCAGTTCTTTAACTACTTTTTCCGGCATGTTTTGTGCCTCCTTTGTTTTAGTGATGTCATCGTCTTCGTCTTTGACATTCGGTTTGCGCTTCAAGAGCAGTACATGGGCCTGTGGGTTATCACCCGCGCCCACAAAGGAAATTTCATTCAGCTTTACGTTACTCAGTTTGTGGGTTGGTCCGGTTGTTCTTGCCATTTATTTGATCTCCTCCCTTGTTCCAGTGCCACCGATAGAAAACATTGAAAGCTCTCCCTTTTCAACCTTTTCGAGCAATTCAGGGTCCGTAATACGAAAACCCACGAACCACCCTTCTACCGACTCACCGTCTTTTTTGATATCAATTCCAAGGGCATCCTGTACGGTCTTGTCGAACACAATGGAAGCAACAAGTTCCGCACCCCCTGTACTTTCATGGCTTTCACCACCGACCCGACAAGAAATGAATTCATGTGCCGTCTTTTCCACTTCTTCGATAGGCCATATGTCGCCGGAATGATCCACGACAGTTTCACCGCCCCGTTTACACACGTATGCAAAACCGTAGGCAATCTTATGTACGGGGTCCACCTTTTTGAGTTCCCCTTTAAAAACTATCGAATCGTTCCCCATTACTGTCTCCCTTTTAATGTTGATTTAAGCCCTTACACTATCCAAAATTGTAAGTATATGTATTTTTCGCCTGTGTCGTTTGTGTCAATTCAATTAAACGTGTCGCCAACTTGACCTAATTTGATAAGAATTTTCCGTCCGGCCCACACTGTCGTGAGCGCAATTTTGCGGCAACAGATAACTTCTTTCGATGTTCTTCAGAAAAAGCCCGTCCTTTTGTTCCCGAAGGTTTACCTTTCTTCGATTCTGATAACTTTCGCCTAGTCTCTTCACTTACTACGCGTCCTTTACCTGCAATGGAAAGGTTGCGGCGATATTCTTCTGTAAATACTCGCTGCTTTGACATTTCCGACATCTTCTTACAATCCTCCTCAGTAAATACCTTTTGCCGTCTTGGATTCTTATCTCCGAGTTTGGATTCTCTCATTTTCCTTTTTGTTTCTTCTGTGTGTGTTCTACCTCTACGCGCATTACCCATATTACGCCGATGTTCTTCAGTAAAAATTTTCTTCTTTGCTGATTCTGACATCTTTTTACGAATCTCATCTGTGATTGGTATGTCTCCACCTCCGGGTGTGCTGTTGGTTAAGGCGAAACCCCTATCGTTATAATATTTAATCCAATAACGTTCATTCCTTTCCCAATTTCTTTTCGATACCTTTTCAATCAAAATGATATTTGGTTTAAGTCCCAAAGCAAACAATGAATCAAACCAATTTTGCTTATGTGTCTTATCTTTTCTGTTATTCAAATGCTGTTTAAGTCTATGTTCTATTGTTTTTTTCAGTTTTACCTACATACCTAACCCTACCATCCCTCGGATCAACTAACGCATAAATGGAAACTGTTTTCTCGATCATTCTTACTATCTCCTTTAGATAGTCCTTATGTTATATTACGGCAGGCTAGTAAGGTGCCAGCTTTTCCCCCGCTAAAGGTAGCCGTAATAATTTTAAACTTATAACGGATTGTGTATATCTGATAAGACTAAGCAACACCTACAGTTCACGAAACCGCTGTTTCTCGTTCCCGGTCCTGTTACCAAACCGTGAGGAGTGACAAAATAACCACCAATCTTTACACCGTTGGGATTCATAGCTGGAATGGGAGAATGTGTAGGTCGCACCCTTGCGTCTCCTGCGGTAAGCCAAAACATACGGTCAACTTCATCGTCCAGATAACCAGCGTCCCTTGCTTGCATCCACATTTCAAGTTGTCCGTTATTCACCGCGTTCAAGGATTCTGTTCTGGCTATATCAAGTGCGCGTTTGTTTACCAGCGACACATAATACCTTTCCACAAGAGCGTCAATCTGCGCGTCTGTCAGATACCCCGTTTTCATGTGCCGGTTCACCATTGCTTGTTCAACTGCACTTAAGCGACGATCCCCCGGCGCTGTTAATCCGAGGGTCTGTCTTGTCTCTAACTGTCTGCGGAAGTTCAAGACGGCTTGTGCTTGTGTCTCAGTCAGTCCTACAAGCTGTCGTATTTCGTAAACCTGCCGCGCAGGAGGTACATTTTCGGCCAATGAACGACCTATGGTAGCCCTTACCCCTGCTTTGGTCGATTCGGTTATGTCTTGCACCATTTTCACGCCTTCACTTCTCAGGAACCTGATAGCCCTATCATTCAGAGAATCGAAAATAAGTGCCGTCTGTAATTCCAAGGGAAGGTTTTTAAGTGCAACTCCCGCACCGATACCAAAAGCTGCAATGGTAAGATCGTTCAGTATGTAGTGATTTGGACCTAACCCTATGCCGAAAAGCAAATCCTTTAGATTGTCAACGTGAGTTGCGGCGATAGCACCCTCAATGTCTGAGTTTGCCAGTGCCACGGCCAACGCTTCTTCGTCTACCAGATTGGAGCGAAGTTCGTTGACCGCTTGCACAAAAGCAACCTTCATTTTGGCAACCTGAAGATCCGCCGCTACAAGAACGGCCAATGCGAGTTCTTCCTTGTTATCGTCCATTATTTAACCGCACCTATAGCTGTTGTGTTCTTCTTTCCGCTTTTCGGATTCTTTATGTCTCCGTTAGCGGGTGCCTTTTCCGCTTGCAACTTAGCGTCTATAAAATCCATAGGTGTGATATCATTACCGTCAGAAATCAGTTTCGGCATGTCCAGAAGTTCACGTATTTTAGTATCAACCGATTCGTCCGGTAGAAGCGCACCAACACCAACGAGCTTATATAGAGCATCAACGAATTTGGCAACGTCCGGCTTCTCAAGATCACCGGCAACCAGTTTCGGCCAATGTTCAGGAGGAATGTTGTTCACGGTCATAAGTTCCGGTATCGCGTCCATGTTGAATACAGATGCTATACCGTTGAGCCATGCACCAAGACTTGCCGAAAACATATCGGTTTTGTCGGAAGACAGTGCAAAAGAACCGACTTTGCTTTGTCCCAAGAAAATGAAGTCTGCAACAACCGTCATGGCTATACGTTTATCATAACGGTCTACAATTTGTGAGGTATCAAACTGTCTAGTACCACCTGTGGATAACAGTTCCAGTTTATACATTTCGTTACCGTCACTGTCATATACGAGAGGGAACACAACACCCTCCTGCTCGTCCCTGCGAATGTTCTGAGCTAGGTTCTTGAGTGCCGCTAGGGTTGCTTTCTCTTCAGTGCTTGCGTCTGCTGCAAGAAGGTTTGCAGGAACCTTAACCACTACCAAACCGGCAAGGTCGCGCTCAATACCAATTCCCTCTATTTCCTCAATACGTTTTTTGAACAACCATGAACGATAAGAGTTTCTGAGGATGCTGCGCCCCATAGGGTTGTTCTTATATGACTGAGTGCGAAACAGGAGGATCTTACTCATGGGAATTTCGCGTTTTGGTCCTACTGCGGGTAACTGTTCAAGCGTTTTCACATCACCTGAATCATCAAACTCCCAACGCCAAAGCGTCTCTTGGGCGCGTAGGGGAAGCTTACGCCAACCGATCTTGCCGTCATTGAATTTACTTCGATAACTCTTGTTGCTCTGTAACCCTGCTCGTACCTTATAGACCTTTTCCAGTGGAGCGAATCCAAACGTGAGCATTGACGTGATTTCTGATATCATATCCTCCCACGAATGCTCCATGTCATACATACACTCTTTCAGAAAATCGTCGGCTTCCTGTGCTGCGGGATCTTTGCTTGCCGCTTCCGTCTTCCACTTGACGTTACGCAATAGCTTTTCAATGATGAAAAGAATTGCTCCGATAGTAGGGTCATTGTCACGCATTTCGACATAGACCTTTATTCCCTTGAGTCCCGCAAGCTGTTTCAAAAACTCTTCGCTGATTTGTCCACCGAAAGCACGTAATCCGGTAGTACCTATCTCGGAAAGGGATGGTGTTTTTGCTGCTGTTGGTTTAGTGGTACGTGCCATAGTTGTTTAACTCCTTTATACGCTGCCGAATAGATTCGTCTTTTTCATATCACCAAACTGAGGAGAGACAACCAGAGGTCCGCGTTGCCGTCTTTCCCTGACTCGTTTCAAATACATACTCATGGGGTCAATGGTATCGTCATGCTCCCCCATTGGAAAGCACATGCACTCTTCCTCGAAATCAGATAACCATAATGCCTTCTTCGTGCTTTGATTTAGCTCTAGTTCAACCCCTGCATGTTCAGGAATCCAGACGCTACCGGCCTCAATAGCAGTCGCTTCATTTTCCATGCGGATAACTTTACTGAAAGCGCCGGGGTCAATACCAATGATATTAAACTTTGTTTCTTCTTTGAGACAAGCAATCAGTGCGATACCCGAAGACTTATCTTCTATCAAAACTTCATGGGGTCGCCACTCTTCGCACAACGATCTAGCCATACGTTTAAGTTCAGGGAAAGCGCAACGCTTACGCCACATATAGAGAAGGTAGAAGCCCCTTGCCGTTTCAACCCAAACCTCACACACGGAATAGTCATTCAGTTCGTTCTCTTTAGACGCTGTATCAAATACCAATGAAATACGTTTCCATGTTTCCCGCGCAGGGGGTACAGAGTAACGCTGAAACATATTCATTGGTATCAATCCACCTTCACGCGGAGATGGTCTTTGTTGGAGCTGTCCCGCCGAGGCATACGCGCCTAGTGCGTTCTTGAGGATATCCAATTCGGCACGACCAAACTGCTCCGGCCATAACAATTCACCCTCCTCTTTGCGAGGATCTTCCCAACCATGAAACGTTTTCAAGCTCATTTTCCGCTTACTCTCAACCTCATATTCAGCGGGTAGGACTAAGTATGTGTATTCATTACCATATTTGCGAATTATATGCCCTGATAGGTCTAAATGGTGCGTTCTCTGCTGAATGGTGACAAGTGCGCCGGTCTTAGGATCATTGAAACGAGACTGCATAACTTCGTCATACCAGTTGTTCGTTGCCGTCCTTGTTGCTTCCGATTCAGCTTCCCTTACGTTGTTAGCATCGTCGATAACGATAATGTCGCCACCTTCTCCAGTGGTCATACCGTCTACGGAAGTACATATTCTGTAACCCCCTTTGTCATTATCAAAACGAACCTTTGTGTTCTGATCGGAAGTCAGCTTAACAGAATTACCCCAACGAGATTGATAAAGAGGGCTTTCAATAACACGGCGGCACTTAACACCGTCACGAATGGAAAGTGAGTGCGCGTATGAAGAGAAAAGAAATTGAAGTGCTGGTTTTTTAAGCCACGCCCACGCGGGAAAAGCCACTGCTATCAGTATCGACTTACAATGGCGCGGGGGGACGTTGATAGAGAGTCGTTTGATTTCCCCTGACATGACAGCTTCAAGGTGTTCGCATATACAGTCTATGTGCCAACCGTGAACGTATGTATGAGGGTCAATACTAGGCCATACTTGCTTTAGAAAGTGGACAAGGCGTTTCTCAGCCAGCATCTTGTCAATTGTCTCAGGTGTGGTGCTTAACAACCTACGTGCAATCGCCATGTCCACTTCAGGAGGCGTATTGGTACGAGGTCCGTATTTCGGTTTGGTTGTTCTCATTCCCCACCGTCCGGTACAAACATCTTATCAGCACGTTCCAACAGATCGTGAATCGGTGTCATTTCGATAGTCTTGGGTGCTGTACCTGCACGTTCTTGGTTCTGAGCTACCATTTCCCTCAGTGCAAGTAATTGTTCCTCATTCATTTCTTCAAGGTCTGCCGTGACTGCTATCTGAAGAGTGTCATTTCTCATTACCTGCTCACCCTTCACATTGATAGTCATTTTCCAATCGTCCGGCTGTCTGTTGGTAAGCCAGAAGGTACACGCCTTAACATCAGGCGGAATCTCTTTGACTACACAAGTAACCTCTTTAGCGGGAATCTTCAGCTTCTCGCCGGTAACAGGGTCTTTCTCGCGCAAATAGACCGATTTGGTCGTTCTTTCCGTGTAGCTATACCCCAAGGCCCGTTTTAACAGTGCTTGCTCCACATGGGCCGTGTCGAACGCAAAACGACCATTCCTGACAGCTTGCTTAAAGTCTTGGTGGTGGAGCATCCAATGATCTACGGTTTTCCTTGAAACGCCAAAGACGCGCCCTAATTCCTCGTTGGTGAAACCTCGTTCCTTGCACAGTACACCGGCAATGTACGGGAAGCGTTCAGCGTCATATACAGGGGGTTGTCCTCTACGCCCTTGTGAGGTAGTTGTTATCGCCCTTTGATGCCTACCCGGTTTCTCTTTTTCGGTTAGTATCTTAGGTCCGCGTTTCGTTTGTATTATCGTAGTTCTTGCCATGATTACACCCTTTGGAGATAATAAATAGTAGTTTTCATAGTTACGCCATATAACTATCGCGAGCATAAGTAAATTGTATTTTCGTCTGTGTCCTTTGTGCCATGAAATAAATCTTGCTATTAATTTTCTTATAGGGTACTATGCTCCCCACATTGTTTTATAAGGAGGTTGTGAATGAATAAAGAGGTTTGGATTCCGGTTGAGGTGTTACAGTGTGAAGAACTATCAGCGACAGACAAAATGATATTTGCTGTTATCGGATTGCTCTCAAGCGGTGGGGTTGGTTGTATAGCATCAAATTCCGCAATTGGTGATACCTTGAACGTGGGTAAACAAACTGCCAGCAATTCGATAGCCAAACTAACCAAACTCAAATTTGTGGAAAGTGCTTATAGTGGTAAGAAGGTTCGTAAGTTGACAATTCCCCAAAGACTGCAAGCGAACTGACCATGACAACAAGACAAACACTGATAGATATATCAACGCTATACTCGTTCGTGGGCCAAAATAATACACGCACCTATAACATTCACTTGGCTCGGTGTTTGGGTAATGACAAGTCTGCTGCAATCTTACTTGCACAGATAATGTATTGGACGGGTAACATAGCACCGGTGGGGCGGGATTGGTTTTTCAAAACCGATAAGGAATGGATGGTGGAACTTTGTTTCAATGAAAACGAATTGCGTACCGCCAAGAACAAACTCAAAAATTTAGGCTTGATTGAAACACGTCTAAAACGAGCAAAGGGAAGTCCTACGTTACATTACCGTATCATACCAGACGCGCTAAGTACCTTAATTTCTGGTTTCCGTGAAAATCGGTATAACGAATCCGTGGAAATCGGTACTTCTATAACAAAGACTACAACACAGACTACAGAAGAAACTATAATAAACACTTGCCGCAAAAAACCTGCGGCAAGCAACTGTGTTTCAGACCCCCCTAAATCTAAAAGAACAACAAACCCCCCTACCACTAAACAAAGGTCTTACTTGTTGTTTAAAAAGATAATCACAAATCCTTCCACTCCGGAGGAAGAAGTTGCCGCCCAATTTTTTGAAGAATTTGAGTTCCGCCGCCGCGAGAAGCATCCAATGTTATCAGACGATCAAGTTACCGCCGGATTAAAGCTTATTAAGGAACATGTAATTGATAACTTTTTACATGAGTGGTGTGGTGAGAGTGAATTAGATTGTGTCAGTGATATTATATATCAGCATTTCCGTAAAAAGATTTTTCACGAACAAGGTAGAGATTTCCGCTTTCCACTGTTTGTTGCTAACCTTCATATGTATGTTGCAGAGAGGTATAAATAATGGCTAAGGATCGAAGATACACGTTGAGCGGTGTGTCTATACATACAATGAGACGTTTAGCTTTGGAATTTTGTGCGACACGAGGGCGTTATTTCACAAACCCTCCATCCAATAAAGTTATCAATAAGACGATTGCTGAATTGAAAGGTTTAACAAATCCAGACACTAAAAATATGGGATTCGCACAATTGGTTTTGTCCGGTGTTCCTGTTACGCCCAAACCAAAAGCGACCAAATCTAAAGCCGCCTACAAGCCCCTTTAAAGCGTACTTATTTGAAGACAAGAATGGACTCTAAGGAGTTCTACGCAACGCGAGAGTGGCAGGAATTGCGTTATCGAGCCTTAGTGCTTCATGGAAGCAGTTGTTTATGCTGCGGTAGGAATTATAAAGAAGACAAAGTTAAAATACACGTAGATCATATCAAACCAAGATCACTTAGAGCCGATCTGGAACTTGATATCAATAACCTTCAAGTCCTCTGCGAAGATTGTAACATGGGGAAAAGTAACAAAGACGATACTGATTGGCGACCTGTCAAAGAAGAACCAGTTGCATCAATAGGACGTAGCAGCAGAACGACACCGATACCACCAAGAAGGAAAATTCAACCTAACACGGAGGAATAAATGACCAGAGAGGAAACGATAGTAAATTTAGAGGAAATGAAACGGAAGGTGATAAGGGAAATGCCACATGTGAACTGTTTCTTTAATCCCGATCTTCCTGAAGAGAAATGTTCCTGTTATAAGATCCACTTGATAACACTTTTAGACATGTCGATCATGGACGTAAAAACTATCGTAGAATAAAAAGGAGATAACAAAATGGTGAAAGGTAACATAACACCTATTAGCGGTGGTGGTAAACCTGATAAGTTCAAAGAGGCTGTACGAGCAATGAAAGAACAGTTATCAGATCAAATCGAATTTCAACAACTCGTAGCAAAGTTACAACGTGCTAAATACGTGGCGTTGATCGAAGAAGGATTTACACCGGCTGAGGCGTTGGAACTTTGCAAGACCTTCTAAGACACATAAAAGGGGGTAGGTTTTAAAGGTATACTACCCCCTTACCCGCCCCCTAAAGTGCCGCTAAACGCTAAATTTAAGCGTCTGTTTTAACCCCTCTAACCTCTCTTCTCTACCCTCACTATTACGTTACGTACCGCCGTAGCTGTCCACGCACCCCCTCTTGCTGTCTGTACCCCTAACCTGCTTAACTCGTCCGCTATAAATTGGAGTGACTTACCTTGTGCGCGTAATGCACTCACTATACTGATAACTTTATCTGCAAACGCTTCAGCTTGTTGTTTGATAACTTTATTACCTTTATCGCTTGCCTCTTTTACTAACTCCGGTTTCAAGTTGTTGGTGCCAAGGATAACACCCCTAGCTTTAGCTGCCTGAAGTCCCGCCTTAGTCCTACTTGATATCATTTCTCTTTCCCTCTGAGCTAACGCACCATATATGTGAATGGTGAAACTGTCACACCCCGGTAAATCACATACAGCAAATTCGACCTTACTTTTCTGTAAAGAAGTAATAAAATGTAAATCCCTTGATAACCTGTCTAACTTACCTACCAGCAGTTTTCCACCTACCAGATCCGCATACTTCATAGCGGCGGCTAATTGAGGTCTATCTGAACGCTTACCAGATTCTATTTCCGTGAACTCAGCTACCAACTCACCGTTGTTGTAATTCATAAAATCCGATATCATTTTATGTTGAGCCTCCAAACCTAAACCGGAAGCACCTTGTTTCTGAGTGGAAACCCTATAATAAGCCACATATTTGACCGTTTTAGCCTCGGTTACATACTTACCCATAAATCCCCCTGTAATCGTAAAGTGTTGGTGTAATTTCAAGGAATAATCGCATATAAAACCCCAAAAGTCAAATTTATAAAACCAGACACAAAATAAAATTTACCCCCACAACACACATTAACGAGCATTTCTATTTTCGTTATCAAATATAGGGGTGTGGGTGTTATCATTTTCTATTTTGGGTAAATACCCCCCCCCCCCCC